GGCGTGTCGTGGAAAAAACCATTCTCTCTATATCTATTTATTATTATTTATATATATATATACATATTCGAGATTCTAATAATCAAAGAAAGAAAGTAGACATAGAACTTTTATTTTCGACACTCGGAGAATAAAACTCCCCACGCGGTCGGGCGTGTCGCGGCACCCTATAGGGCATGGGAGACAGGGCAGGCCATAGGCACTACAGCAGGGCATATATAGAGCGCTGGGCTGTAGGCCCGTACATAGGGATAGGAAGCCCTAGAGCAGGGCATAGAGGCACTAACAGGGCATACATGGGAGATTGTGCCGCTAAGGCACTAGAGGCCCGTAGCGAGGCATACAGAGCCTTACAGCGCTAAAAGACAGTTGAGCACGCAAGCGACGGGCAATAATTGCGCGCTCAACAGAGACGCAACAGGGGAAGCACTAGCCATGCGTGCTCTTTGTGTGGTGCATGTACATGCGTATGCATGTATATGGTCAATGCGTATGCATGTATAAGTAATGGGTGAGATGTATATATGCATGCAAGCTCTTCCAAGGGTACGCATAGCTATACATGCATCTGCATTGAAAACTTAGGTCACTTTCATGCGAAAGTTCCGACTAAATCAGATTTATTTTTTAGGTAAGCCGAAAATCGGGCGCGCTTTTGAGAAACATATTTCGCTTAGGCGATCCGTCCTATAGGCTTTCCCACATGACTAAGAAGAAGAAGAAGCACTACGCCTGCCACTCCTGTACCTGCCATATCAACCCGCCTTGCATTGAGTGTGTCCGCTGCAATCACTACGATGTGACGGAAGACTGTGAGCACGACTGCCAAGACTGCAACGGTCACCGTGACTGAGAAACATATTTCGACAAGGCGATTTGTCCTATAGCCCCTTCCTCCGTTACGATTCTGTTATGAGCAAGACACACTGTAAGAATGGGCATGAGCGCTCCCCTGACAACGTGAGCAAGTGGGGGAACTGCATACAGTGTCAGCGCGACTACCAGAAGAACTACCGCCGTGAGCGCCCGAAGACAGGCACCAAGGGCGGCGGCAATGAGAAGAGCGGACGGCAGATGAGCACAGAGCGCAAGGCGTTGCTCGACGCAGCGGTAGCGGACGGTTGGCCCATACGGCAGATCATTGCCACCTACGGTATTGGCACGTCCACGGTGAAGCGGTACTACCCTGACTACAGGGGGATGCCCTTGGCAGACTGCATTGTGCTTAGCCATGCGAGCCGCCGACTAAATCAGAAGCAAAGCTGGTGTGCTTGATTTGCATACTCAGAAAATCCGCGATACATTTTGGCCTATGGAGAAAAGATTTGAAACCCCGATATTCAGCTACACCGATCCTGATAAAGACGTTTTTGAAGCACAGGTAGACCGCGACATTCCCACACTGATGGACATAAGGGTGAACGGTTGTGAAGCGCTTCTGATCCGTACCGACTCTGCGGAAGCCATTGCGGAACTGATTCTCAAGGCAGCGCGGGAAGCACGCACGCCTACCCTTCAAACCTCGGAACAGATTTCCGATTTTGCCAAACGGTGGGATGCGCGCGTGGCAGCAGGCAAGCAGTGAGCGAAGAATTACCTGCAGGCTGGCGGATTACCACTGATTTTGAGGGGTTTGCCGGTAGCATAGATACCGTCTACTTGGTGCAGCGCTGGATGACTTGGAAGGTACGCAAGCGCTGGTGGCACTGGAAGAAGGTCAACCGCACTGGCTGGCGGACGCTCTACAGTGACCATTTCGACTACAAAGCCAAGCAGTGGGCGCACGACACAATCAAAGCTTTACAAGAAACAAGCAAAGGAACGCATTGAACATTTTCATTCTGGCAGCATCCATACTCTCTGCAGTTATAGCTATCTACTACTTAGGTATGCTGCTTGCTGTTGCCTTTGGTAAGGCGAGGTTCACAGGAAAATGGGGCCATTACACCGCAATGGTAATTGTGGCAGCCAGCGCGTCAGTCTCGTATTGGCTACTCAGCCTTCTCTAACGATGAGCCCCGCCGTAGCGGGGCTTTTTCGTACCCAAAACAGATTGACAGTGTGCTTGAGGGCATATAGGCTCAGAGCATGGAAACTTTCTTGTGGCTCTGCTTCTCAGCATTAGTTGTCTTCACCTTATTCAACCCATACACGGTAATCGGTTGGTTCAAGGGTGACGCACGCAAATGGCGCGACAAGCCTGCTGAGAAGGTAGAGCAGCCTCCAGTGCGTATCAAGACGCTGGCTGAGGTGCACGCAGAAGAGCACAAAGATTGGATGGATCAGGCTTGGGCGATCCTCCGTAAGGGCTGCAAGCACATCTACCACTACTCACAGTGGTACACCTGCATAAACTGTGGTGAGGAAGAGCCGTGGGTATGGCGAGAAGGTTGCGAGTGCAGGTATGAAGAGGTACACACCTTTGCCAGCGCGCGTCCGCACTATGCCTTGGTGTTACGCAGGCCGAATTGCCGACACCACGGCAAGGATTACAAGAGTTGGCCTTTGTCCGAAAGAAAAGGTACTGTGGTCTATGGGGCAGAAAACAGAGATTACTACTTGGCTATGAAGCCAACAGATCGCTCCAAAGAATTAGAAAAGGAAATCCGCAAAGTGCGGTTCGAGATACCAGAAGGAAATTAGTGAGCACTCACACTACAGTTGTCCCGCCCGTTGATGAAAACGACGAGGCTGGCGCTCCATACGCAGAATCCATCGTCATTGATGAGGGTGGGATTGACCTCAAGATTGACGGGGAAACCATCATCGGAGCCTCATTTGAGGGGATTGACAGCTACCAGCTTGCGTATGAGCTTCTGCCTGAGCACTACCTGCTTCCACGAGAACTCACTGCTGGAGAGCACCAATCCGGCTTGGAAGGGCTCACCAAGGCTAAGTACATCAGTGACACGGACCTTGAGTACAGTGCTAGGCTCTTCCTGACCGCGCTGGCACGACGAAACGGATACGAGAAGTGAAGCGGCTTTATTACCAGTTCATGTATGACCTCACAGACCTAATCATGTGGGCGAACATCAACGACAGGGACCACTACACACGTTGGTGGGAAGCATCCGAATACTACCGTAGGAAGCGGGACGCAGTTTGACCATCAACACAGAGTACGAAGACCTCCTGAACCATGTGCTGGTCAATGGTGCCAAGCGCACTGACCGGACGGGTACCGGGACACGCAGCATCTTCGGAGCACAGATGCGGTTTGACCTGCAGCAGGGCTTCCCCCTCATCACCACCAAAAAGGTGCACTGGAAGTCCATCGTGGTAGAGCTGCTGTGGCTGCTCACAGGAAACACGAACACTCAGTACATGACTGATCGCGGTGTCACCATCTGGGATGAGTGGGCCGATGAATTCGGGGAGCTTGGGCCAGTTTACGGGCATCAATGGCGCTCTTGGGGAGCCCTTGACGTGTTCAACCGTGACGGTAAGGGTAATCCGGCAGTCGATCAGATTGCACAGGTTATTGAGTCCATCAAGCACAATCCTGACTCCCGCCGTCACATCGTGAGCGCGTGGAATCCCGCAGAGCTTGACGACATGGCGTTGCCTCCCTGCCACGCCTTCTTCCAGTTCTACGTACAGGATGGCAAGCTGTCCTGCCAGCTCTACCAGCGCTCAGCGGACATGTTTCTGGGAGTACCTTTCAACATTGCCTCCTATGCGCTCCTGACACACATGATTGCCCGTCAGACAGGGCTCAAGGTGGGCGAGTTCGTGTGGACTGGTGGTGACGTACATATCTACGAAAACCACATTCCACAGGTGGTGGAGCAGCTTACGAGGGAAATCAGGCCGTTCCCGCAACTGCATGTCCTGATCCGTCGTCCTGACATTGACAGCTACGATTGGAAGGACTTTGAGGTGCTGGGGTACAGACCTCATCCAGCAATCAAAGCTCCCGTAGCAGTGTGATAAGGTAATACACAGGTTGGTCCCGTACCTATAGAGGCACACTAACTGAGTCAATCATGAAGCTCTAAAACGGGACACTTTGGGGTATAGCTCAGATGGCAGAGCATCCGACTGTTAATCGGACGGTCATAGGTTCAAGTCCTATTACCCCAGCGCGGCGGGTGGAACGAATCATAGGCCGAAAATCCTGTAGCTAAGTAACCACCTGCTAGCTGACCAATGGCGAGGTGCATGGCCCGTCGATATAAATTCCATGCGAACACCAAGAAAGCCCCTCAAAGGCCCACGTAACCGTGGCAGTGCCAGCGAGGGGCTTTTTTGCGTCATGATAGGTTTGTCTTAGCACATTCCCACGAAGGAAGCAAATGACGGAATATCAGAACAATATGTCGATCCTGACAAAACAGGTAGTCGATAAGCGCATTATGGGGCTCACCATTGAGGAAACGGCTGCAGAAGTCGGTATTTCCGTGGAAGAAGCCGTCATTGAGTGGCGCAATTACGTTTCCAGCCGTGTTCAGATGCCAAAGGAAGAGCAGTGGGTACTTCACCTGCTCCGCGTCGAGAACCTGCTTCACAAGGCCAATATCAAGCTGGAGAGCAGCCAGTTCCTTGAAGACTTTGAGGTAGTCCTCAAGATTCTGGACCGGATTGAAGCCCTCCAGTCTCTCAACCACTCCCGCAAGGAAGTCGCTGAGCTGGAAGCTGACAAGCTCCACCGGCTGCAGGCAGAGCAGTTGCTTGCCATCCTCGAAACGTCCAAGCTGATGATGCGCGGCATGATCGAAGAGGCTTTCGACAATGCCAAGACGCTGAAGGCGGCAAAGGCTTCCCTGCTTGAAGACTTGGGCGAGTACACCAACAAGGCTCTTGACCAGCTTGACCAGACCGCTGCTGTAACTGAAATGGGGGCACTTAGGTGACGAAGGAAAATGAACTAGCTGCTTTGCTGGATGCTGTTTTTGATAGCTACCCTAACCGCCCTGATTTTGCGGCGGTACGAGAACTGGCATATCTGTCAAAGAATTCAAGTTGGCTCATCACAGAACTCCTAAAGGTTCTCTGGCTGTATTCTCACGATGAAGCCGCGTTCGATGAGTATATTTGGCGGATGGTAGACTCTATGGAGTAATTAACTATAGAGAAGGTGTCAGTGGGCGCTCCCCGTAAAACATTTGAAGATCACCTTGCGCGTCTGGACACTTCTGATCCTGATGCCTGTTGGCCGTGGCCGTTAGGTCAGAATGGTGACGGCTACGGTCAGCTCACCGAGAATTACCACAACCACAGAGCACACAAGTACTTCTTTGAGCGGCTGGTTGGGCCTGTACCTGATGGGGCAGTATTAGACCACCTTTGTCATGATCCGCTTGAGTGCGAGTCTGGTAAGACGTGCCCACACCGTATGTGCTGCAATCCAAAGCACATGGCAGTAGCGACTCACAGGGAAAACCTGCTGAGAGGTGGGACACTCGCTGCTGACAATGCAGCCAAGACCTCTTGTGTGAATGGGCACGCATTTACTGAAGAGAACACCTTCCACCGCAAAGGTAAGAGAGAGTGCCGCGAGTGTATGCGCGCACGCGCTAGAGCGTCATATTGGAAGAAGAAAAATGAGAGTACTCAGTCAGGCAGTAATAGCCAGAGCTAAAACGGTAGAACAAAGCAATAAGCTCAAGGAACTCTATAAGCATGATATTGCTTTGTGGGCTAAGGACAAATTGGGCATCCATTTATGGAGCAAGCAAATTGCTATTGCCCAGTCGGTGGTGAACAACAAGAAAACCGCCGTCAAATCCTGCCACGGCTCCGGCAAATCCTACTTTGCCTCCATCGTTGTGTCTTGGTGGGTAGATACCCGCTACGGCACTGAGGCTGTGGTGGTTTCTACCGCTCCCACCTATGAGCAGGTCAACAAGATTCTGTGGCGCTATATCCGTCAGCACCACGGCAAGAATGACCTCATGGGGCGAGTCACACAGGATGATGAGTGGAAAGACTCAAAGGGTGAGGTTGTGGCATGGGGTAGGAAGCCTGCTGACACCAACACACAAGGCTTTCAGGGCGTTCACTCGAGCGGTGGTGTGCTTGCAGTCATTGATGAGGCCTGTGGAGTCAACGAAACCCTGTTCACTGGTGTAGAAGCCATTACAACAGGCTCCCATGACCGTATTTTGGCTATCGCCAACCCGGATATCCCCTCTTCCGAGTTTGGGCGCATTTTCCTCAAAGACGACAAGTCTTGGCATAAGATCACCATTTCGGCGTATGATACGCCCAACTTTACCGGCGAGTACATGCCGGAAGAGGCCAAAAAAGGTCTGGTGTCTGTCCAGTGGGCAGAGGAAAAGAAGGACCAGTGGGGCGAGGATTCCCCGCGCTACAAGTCCAAGGTGCTTGGCGAGTTCACCACTGACGGTGGTAAGAACCTCTTCTCAATGGCAACCATTATGAGAGGGCAGCAGACTGAAATCCGTCCCAGCTCAGAGACTCAGCCTGTACTTGGTTGCGATATCGCGCGCTACGGTGATGACTACTCTGTGGTCTACCTGTACCACGATGGGAACTTGCGGTTCCTAGCCAAGTGGAACAAAACCAACACGGTAGAGACGGCGCGAAGAATCCGTGACCTTGCTTGGGAACACGGTGCGGCTGAGGTCCGTATTGACGGTGTTGGCCTTGGTGGTCCGGTGGTGGACATGGTTGCAGCACAATCCGACAACCGCTATGAGACGGTGGGTCTGGTAGGTAACGCTGCAAGCCCTGACCTTGACTTGTGGGTAAACGCTCGTGCCTACTGGTACGACACAATGCGTGAGCGCATGTGGAAGGGCGAGATTGATATTACCATTGATGACAAAGACCTCGAGGATGAGCTAGGTGACCTCGAATACTTCTTTGCCAAGCGCGGCTCCTTACAGATCGAATCCAAGGATGACATTATCAAGCGCCGTGGGAAGTCCCCTGACTTCGCTGACGCAGCCTGCTACGCATGTGCTATTACGGGTGTCGATCCGACAGACCCTATCTCCAAGCTGAAGCCGGGAGAAGAGTACAGCATGGCTATGGAAGACATGCTGGAAATGTGGGAAACACAGATCAGTCCTTTGTGATAAGCTCAGGGCTCACCTTTGGTAGAGGTGCAGTACGAAAGAGCCCCGTCTGAGCAACGGGGCTCTTTTGTATGGTAGGGTGTTTATTATCGCCTAGACAACGATATTGCGGTGCACCTGCGCCTTCCATCAGAAAAAGCCCCTTGCGCTAACAAGGGGCTTTTTTGTGCCATAAATCATTACTGTAGACTTGACAGCAGGACAATTTATGGTATAGGAGCTGCTGTGGTATCGCTGGCTGAAGTAAAGGCAAGTGCGGAAATCGCACGCCTGCAGGAATCAAATACTGCACTCACACATTCTGTGGAGGTGCTGCAGGAATCATTTGCCGACGCAATGTTGGCTCTTGATGACATTGGCTGGCGACCGCTTGGCCCTACCGAAGACGCAGCGGAAATCCGTCTGGATACCGTGAAGAACATTTCACAGACCACGCGCGGCCTTGTCGCCATCAACCCGCTTATCAAGCGGGGTATCGGTGTCCGCACCACCTACGTCTGGGGCGAGGGTGTCAAGTTTCAGGGGCTCGAGGAAAAAGACGCTTTCCTGACCGACAAGGCCAACAAGAAGTTCTACTTCAGTCCACAGGCTCAGGCAGAGCTTGAAGCGGTACTTGCCACGGACGGCAACCTCTTCACGCTGGTCACCAAGCCGGGTGGCGGAAGGCGGCGACTCTCCGAAACCGGAACAGCCGTAGCCAAGGTCACGCGCGTACCCATGAAGGAAATCACTGGTGTAGTCACCAACCCTCAGAACAAAGAGGATATCTGGTTCTACCGCCGCGAGTTCAAGGTTTCCCGCGAGAGCTACCGCACCGGACAGGTCACCGCTGATGACGTAATCGTGTGGTTCCCTGCTGATGACTACGACATTGAGAACGGCAAGCCTTTCACCATTCAGGGCAAGCCTGTTGTCTGGAACTCCGCTCTCATCCACACTGCTGTCAACAAGCAGGTTGGCTGGAAGTGGGGCGCACCTGACCTCATGTCCGTCATCTTCTGGACAAAGGCCTACAAGGAATTCCTCGAGAACTCCGCAACGCTGGTCAAGGCCTACTCCCGGTTTGCCTTCAAGATCACCGCGCCTACGGCCAATGGAGTCAAGAGCGCGGCCACGAAGGTTGCAGCACAACCGGTACGCGATCCGCTCACCGGACAGCAGGAACAGGTTGGCGGCACCGCCCTCATGGGCATGGGTACCACCATGAGCACCATCGGGCGTACTGGCGGCTCTGTGGACTTCAACGCTGGGCTCCCGCTTGCGTCGATGGTGGCTGCAGGTCTGGATATCCCTCTAACGGCTCTGACAAGCGATTCTGGCTCCTCAAACCGTTCGGCGGCAGAAACACTCGAGGCTCCGACTTTGAAGGCTATGAAGGCCCGTCAGAAGCTTTGGAGCGGCTTCTACGAACGTCTCTTTGACTACGTTGGCAAGGCTGACGTGAAATGCATCTGGGGCAAGATTGAAGCCGGTGACCTGCTCCGGAACATTCAGGCCATCACCGCTGCCACTCCGCTGAATGTGCTGCACGCTGAAGAGGTCCGTGAGCTTATCCGCGTGGCGCTGGAAATCCAGTCTGACAAGGAACTTCCCACTGAGGAAGAGCTTGGCTTGGTCTACGCTGGCAACACTGAGCAGGGTAAGGCCGCACTGAAGACGGCACAGAATCCTCCGGCTCCGGCAGCAGGGGCTCCCACACGTCCGGGGACTACCCCGCAGCAGGGAGCAAAGAAGGCTCAAAGCAACGCTCCGTCCTACGGCGATAATAGCTCAAGGTCTGCCCAAGGCCAACACAAGGCTTCACAAGGCCGGAACGGGTAGTTGACAAGCTGCTAGACTTGTGCTAGTAGCTTCAACAATCAAAAGGGGTAAAAGTGGCTCTACCAGCCGGTGTCACCACCGCAACGCTGACGGTAGGTGTACCTGTAACGTTCTCAGGCGCGCACTTGCGGTCTTTCGTTACAATCACGCCTAGCGCTTTCCTTGTGCACACTGAGACGGGTACCCCTCTCGTAAACATGCTGGAAGACCTCTCTACGGCTGACGGTGTTGCAGGGCAGTTCACACTGCCTCACACCGATCAGGCAGGTTTTCAGGATGAGAATGGTAATGCTTATACCAACTGGTACTACACCGCTACGGTTCAGTATCAGGGAGACAAGGCAACCCTTCCTGCTAAAACTAAGATTTTTCAGCTTGCAAGCGGTCAGGAATTAGTTGACCTTGACAAGCTTCCGGGCGGCGCACCTGCTATGCCTTATACGGCTCCTATTGCTTCCGTAACATCAGTTAACGGACAGACTGGTGCTGTTGTGGTTGAAGGTGCCACTGATGAAGCAGTGGCAGAACAGGTAACCTCTGGTACCCAGACAGTTGCGGCACTTTCTGCCACGTTCCTTCCCGGCGACGCTACCGGCGCGACGGATGGCCAGGTAGCTACCTGGGACGCCACGGCGGGTAAGTTCAAGCCCAAGCCGGGCGGCGGTGGAAGCGGCGGTGGTGGTGAGCGCCCGTCATGGGCTACCACGGCGCACGACTTCGACACTGACCTGTCCCTGTACAACCCGACCGCGTTGGCCCCGGCACGGCAGCAGTTCGCCCGCGCTGTCAACGGTTCCAAGGTCTTCAAGACTCAGGTGCTCGGCGACTCCCGCACTTACGGCGCAACCCAGTCTCCGCCGTACAACCTGTACGCCTACGCTTCCCGGTTCCGGCTCCAGATGGACAAAAAGTACAAGTCCGCGGGCACCGGCATCACGCCCGTGTGGGCGGGTTCACTGCCGGACTCACGGGCCACATTCACCGGGACATGGACCGATTACCGGGACGTCGGCTATGCCACGCACACGGGCCGAGCCACAGGCACAGGCAACACGTTCACCATCGCCGGGGTCACCTGCGACAAGCTACGGTTGCTGTTCCTCAAAGACACCACCGAAGGTACGTTTACGCTCACCATCGACGGCGGCGAACCAATCAACATCGACGCGAACGCCGCGTCGGTCGCTATCGGCGAATACACCACCGGGGCGCTGGCCCTCGGCCCGCACACTTTCGTTATAACCGCACCCGCAACGGGCAACGTCACCCTGTTCGGCTGGGAAGGTATCATCACTGGTGGCGTTCACAAGGTCAGCATCGCGGGCTATTCCGGCGCAGGTATCGCCAACATCTCCCAGCTCCGCAATCCTGCGGACGGGAGGGCCATCTCGTTCTACGACGCCCCCGACCTGGCTATCATCATGCTCGATATCAACGACTGGGGAAACTCAGGCATGGCGATTTCCGCGTACAAAGCGGAATGGGTCAACGTGATGAACGCTGCCGCCGCGAAGGGCACCAAGGTGCTGATCGTTGCAGGTCACGACGGGCAGGCGCCCCGCTCCGCCCCACCCGGTTCCCCGGCGCTCACCGAGTACCACCGGGCGCTGTACGAAATCGCGGACCAGTTCAACGCCCCCCTGCTGGACCTCCACCACAGGTGGGGTACCTGGGCGGAAGCGAACGCGGCCGGGCTGATGTTCGACGACTACCACCCCAACAGCGACGGGCACCACGCTATCGCCATGCACCTGATGAAGGTACTCGATCCGGGCTGGGGCATGCAGATCATCGCCCCCGGCGCTGTCCTGGCTGAGAACATCTTCACCGGCAAGCAGACGATCAACGCCGAGGGTAACGTGGTCCAGTCCCCGGACGGGACCGGCACCGACGTTGGTACGCTCCGGCTCAACGCGGGCACCGGGCGCACTAAGCCGCTCCTGGTGCTGGGGCCGAAGAACGGCACCGGCACCGGAGACTTCTCCCGGTTCGGTGCAACCGGCGGGCTGAAGATCGACAACGCCAAGCAGGTTGGCGAATCCCCGTTCCAAATGTCCCCGGCTTTCGCCAACGTCACGGCGGCGGGTGCAGGGAACACGTGGCCCACGGTCGGTCTGGCCGTGCAGTCGGCAACAACTGTCCCCCTCGTGGCTAAGGGCTTCGCTTCTCAGGTTGCCCCGCTCACCCAGTGGCAGAACAGTTCCAACGTTCTGCTGGCGGCGGTCACGGCTGAGGGCGCTTTCCGTTCCCTCGCGGTAGCTACAGGCTCACGCCCGTCAGCATCAACCGTCGGTGTTGGGGCGATGATCTACGACACCACACTAGGTAAGCCCATCTGGTCCAACGGAACCGCCTGGACCGACGCCACCGGCACCACCGTCTAAGGGAGAATAACAGCATGGACTTGGAAGATATTGACACGGAACTTGCATCTGACAGGCCGGAGGTTCAAGCGGCGGTGAAGCGTGGAATAACTGCCGCCTATGGATCACTGAGCGCGGCCGAGGATGAATACAGCGGCCACGTCATGGAGGTCATAGAGGCCGTCCGCGCTGCCGTTCTGCCACTCCTGTAGGGGCAAGATCGACCGGTTAAGTGCCCCAAAAGAAATACCTCTTCCCATTACCGGGGAGAGGTATTTTTGTGTTTTTAGCATATGTCCTGAGTCCTGTCAAGAGGTGTCTGCTAACATTGGTAGAAGAGAATAGGAGCGTGAAGAATTTGACTGTTCAGCTTGTTGAACGTGGTCTTCTGTCTGAAGCTTCCAAGTCAGGTTCTAAGTGGCGGATCAAGATCATTGAAGGTGATCGTCAAGGTTCTTCCGCTTACTACCCAAAGGAAGCTCTGGAAAAGGGTAAACACCTTTTCAAAAAGGGGACACGGATTTACCGTAACCATCCCAGCTCTGAAGATAAATGGAGTCAGCCGGAACGCCGTGTTGAAGATATTATCGGATATCTCGCTGAGGATGCCGAATTCGACGGCAAAGACCTTTTTGCTGATGTGGAGTTCTTTGAATCTGAACGGGAGTTCATCAAGGAACGCGCTGAAGCTAATTTGATCGCAATGTCAATTCGAGCTGAGGGCTCAATGGTGGAAACCGCCAAAGGCCTTGAGCTTGCAGAGTTTACCGCTGTCCATTCAGTTGACGTGGTAACTGTTGGTGGCGCTGGTGGCGGTTTTGAAAAGCTGCTCGAGTCCGCCCGTAATGAAAATCAATCTGCTGCCAAAGCGCTTGCAGAAGCACAGGAAGAGGAAACTGAATTGGAACTGCCAAAGGAATTTCTGGACGCGCTCGACGGTCTGACTAAGGGTATCTCCACCCTGAATGAGTCGCTGGCTGAAGAGAAGTCCGCTCGTGAAGAGGCTGCTCGCAAGCTCGAGGAAGCTCAGAAGCCCGAAGAGAAGACTGGTCCTTCCGTCAAGGAAATCACGTCTGCTCTCCGCGAAGCCAAGCTGTCTGAAAAGGCTGAGGGCCGTGTGCTCGCTGCTGTTGAGTCCGGTACTGACCTGACTGAGGCCATCAAGGTTGAGAAGGACATTGCCTCTGAGTATCTTGCCGAAGCGGGCAAGTCCGGTGGCGCTGGTCACATTGAAGAGGAAACCAACCTCACTGAGGCCCAGAAGGTCAATGCTGCAATCGGAAGCGTTTTCTCCAGCTAAAAAGGCGGTGATCCTGTCTCCCTAAGCACAAGGGGTAAAGCTGAGAAGCATCACAGTGTGCTAATTGGGGCAGTCATCTTACAAGGTGACTGCCCCTAAAACTTTTTCCACAAGGCTCTTGACAACCTTGTGGTATTCTGTTATAAGAAACGAAAGGAGCCTACAGTGGCTTTGAATGAGATTTTCAAGGAAGGTAACCACCTCTCCGCACCGGTCGCTGACTCGGTACGCAGCGGTCAGCCTCTCCGTATCGGCATCCTGAACGCTGTTGCTGAAACCGACGCTGGTGGAGCTACTGATACCTCCAACGTCTACAACGGTGTTGCACAACCGACTGGTGGTGTCGGTAACAAGGCCGGTAACACTTCCGTCAGCCACGTAGGTGTTTGGCGCTTGGACGTTACTGGCGCTCTCGCCGGTTACGGTACTCCGGTCTACATCACTGCTGGTGGCACGCTGACCGCAACCGCAACGGGCAACTTCCTCTTCGGTGCTGCAATCCGCGCCAAGGGTACCGGCACCGGTCCTGCAATCGTGAAGATTCTGCAGCCGGGTCAAGTAACTGCTAGCGCGTAAGGACTAACGCACAATGACTAATGCACTGATCGAAGCCGCCAATATCTTTGGTGATGCCCTCAAGGGTGACTTCCGCGCGCGTGGCCGCATCAAGCAGATTGTTTCTGAGGGCTTTGTCCTCAACGAAGCTATCTCCACCTCGGACCTTGCTCGCACCTTCGCCGCCGCCAACTCCGCTGAGCTGCTGAAGCAGTACGCTGGACTGCCCACCACGTGGACCCAGTTCGCCAAGCGTGACGTGTTTGAAGACTTCAAGCCCAAGCGCAAGAAGGAATTCCTGTTCAACGGTCAGGTTGACCTTGACGACAACGGTGGCTACGGTACGGCTGTCCACTCGCTGCCGAACATTCCTGAACTGACGGAATACCCCACCTTCCGGTGGAGCACTTCGGGCAAGAGCCTTTCCCTCCGTAAGAAGGGTGCTCGCATCCCGTTCTCGTGGGAAGACGTTATCAACGATGAGTGGGGCTTCATTGGCTCCCTCCCCGGCGAAATGGCTAAGCTCGCCAAGACCACGGAAGAGACTTCCGCTCTTGAGGTTCTGGTTGACGCTGCTGGTGTGAACGCTGATACCTTCAACGCTGGCAACGGCAACGCAATGGGCACCACTGGTGTTTCCGGTACCCGTTACAAGCTGTCCCTGAACGCTCTGGAGTTCGCCAAGCGCGAGGTTCGGGCACGTCAGGTCAACGGCAACTACGTGACCGTCCAGCGGTTCGCTCTAGTTGTTCCGACCAACCTGCAGACCACGGCAGAGCGCATCCTTGCGCTCAACCAGCTCAAGGTCACTGACGGTAACCTCGAGTACCAGACCACGGCTGCTAACTCTGATGTGACTCTGGTTGTCAACGACTACCTGACTCAGATCAACAAGAGCGCCAACGCTGCTACCACTTGGTTCCTCGTTCCGCTTGGCGGCAATGATGGTGTCCGTGACTCCATCGTTGTGAACTTCCTGCGTAACCACGAAGCTCCCGAGTTCCGTCAGTCCGGTAACACCGGCCTGTATCTCGGTGGCGGTCAGGTTCCTTCTCTGGAAGGCTCGCTGCTCAACGATGACATTGAGTACCGCGTTCGCCACGTTGTGGCTGGTGGCTTCTGGTTCGGAGCGTCCATGTACGCATCCACCGGCGAGTCCAACGCTGCTGCTCCCGATTACCTGACTCCAATCAGCTAGTCATAAAGTAAGAGCCCTGTACTTCGGTACAGGGCTTTTGCTGTATCATGAGCGGTATGAAATTCCCTTGGATAGTCAACTCAATCATTCTCAGCGTGGTAGCTGTGTCACTACTAGGTGCCGGTGCGCTGCTACATCAACAGCTTATCTATGCGCTTGGGCACCTCTTTCTCGGGGTAGCTCTCTTTGCATGTGGTGGAGCTTACATCGAAGAGAAGCGTAGACGCTTGAGGCGCTCGAAGAGTATGATAGGCTAGACCTAGCAGTTTCTAGAGCGCAGTGTTTACTTTCCTTTCCACTGCTTTTGCTCCTGCACTTGAAGCCCCAGCCTGACTCTCCACAGGCTGGGGCTTTTTCTTTGTTCAAAATCAAGGGTTGACAAACTGTTACACTTGATGTATGGCAAATATCTTCCCTCCCGATTATGCGACTCCGCTGGGCCAGCTCCGCGCGCTGCTGTCTCAGACTGAGCAGTACAAAGACCCTGCCAACCCTGATGCTTCAGCGGATTACTTGATGGATGACGGCCAGCTCAAGTCTTTCCTCGCGCTGAACAGCGACAAGCTGTACGGTGCTGCAGCAGACGCGCTCTTGGCTATCGCTGCCAATGAAGCGCTTGTCTCAAAGAAAATCCGCACCGAAGACCTGAGCACAGACGGCTCAGTGATTGCCAACTCTCTGCGTCAGATCGCTAGTGAGTTCCGCACTCGCCAGAAGGAAGAAGACGTTGAGGATGCAGCGCTGGAAGCCTTTGAGATTGTGTCATACACGCATTACCCTGCACCCTACCCATTGCGGTAAGCTGAGGTAATGTTCAATTGTAAAGTCTACTTCTGTGTCAACACTAAGCACAAGGCCTTGGGTTACTGTAAAGCGCATTATGAGCACCTACGCAAGACAGGTGACCCGATAGCTGTTCACTTCCCCCAGACTCGTGGATACTACTTATGCGTAATAGCTGGTTGCAATATCCCTAGTGTCAAGAAACAGAAGTGCGAGATGCACTACCGCAGAACACACAACGGGAAAGAAGTAACAGCACCGCGCAAGATTTACCGGAAGACTGCTGCTATCCGTGAGCGGGATTCATTAGGTCGGAAGCATTGTGTGGAGTGTGAGAACTGGTTACCCGAAAGTGATTACCATTCGAGTCGGGGTAGTGCAGATAACCTAGCAATCTTTTGTGCGATATGTTCATCAGTTCGCAAATATGGATTCACACGTAAAACATTCTTGGCGCTATTAGATGCTCAGGAAAACAAGTGTCGAATCTGTGAAGTGTCTCTGGACACCGCTTTATATGCCATTGACCACGATAGGTCATGTTGTGCAGGAGTAGGCTCATGCGGTGCGTGTGTAAGGGGCATCCTCTGTAGACAATGCAACTCAGGAATTGGGATGCTACGTGACGATAAGGACATAGTATTGAAAGCTTATGAATACCTCAATAATTGGCCTATCCGATGAGGGGCGGGGCTCTGCATCCAGCGTTTGCCTTTCACCACAGGCAGACAGTCAACAGCACACACATAGCTCGTGTGCTGATTGAGAGGGTACTGACACGCGGTGAGTACAACGTGGAAACCGGACAGATCGACGGCGGCACCACTGAACAGATTTATCTTGGCAGGGCTCGCATCCAGAAGGTTGCTTTCCCCACCAACCGTGACTTTGTTGAAGACGCAGCCAAGTTCCAGCGCATGAGGATTGCCATTGGCTTCAGCGAGAATGAGCTTCCTTCCGGGGCTGACTTCAACGTAGAGGTCAATGACAGGATCACGGTTCTTCTCAACGGTGCCGATCCTGAGAAGGTGGGAGCCACCTACTACGTACACGGTGATGAGTCCAGCAGCAATGCTTGGGAGCGTGTGCTTACAGCTCAGAACAACATGAAGCAGGGGTAATGAACTGTAAGAATTGCGGCCAGCAGATCGCTGGTGACGGCATCGTATATGTCCACATGAAGAACGGCTACAACGCCAAGGTCCGTTGCGATCCTGAAAAGTCTGGTGAGCCCTATGGGCTAGAGGCAGAACCGGAACAGCAGGAGTAATGCTAGCCGTATTCATTACACCGCTAGGGCAGAAGGCTGCTTCAGTGCGGATCAAACCTAAGACAATGCCAGCAGGCAGTAAACCACAACCCCCAAGGAAGTAATGGCTAGGGCTGGTATTGAAGGGCGCACACAGTTGCGGCGTAACCTACTCGCGTTCAACAAGAGTGTCAAGAATGACGTTCGTAAGGATGCTGTAGAGAACGCTCTTGTTGCTGGCATCATTGCCAAGAATACCGGCCAGAACACCATTGCCACAACTCCGTCTGACCTTTCCATTGAGCCCAAGGGTAACCGTATCTGGACTGGTCAGATGTACGAAGACTTTGATGCTGATGTTACCCAGCGTGGTACGAACATCACTGTCAAGTTCGGCTGGATCAGACGCAAGCAGAAGTATTACGGAATTCAGGAACACGGTGGAACCGTACCTACACGGCGCGGAAACATTCAGGTCAGTGCAATGCACGCGCTCACCAATTCATTGGTAGCTGTGCAAAGGCACTTGGACAATAAGGGAATCAAATGAGCCTGATAGATAGCCAAGACGAAATTCTGGCTCTCGTCAAAACAATTCCACATATCGGTGTTTACGATGATGAATTGCCTGATGAGGTTATCCCAGAAACAATTCCCGGCACCGATCAGATTAGGCCGTTTGTGACTATCTCATTCGGTGGTCTGGTAGAAGCTCCCCGCCGCGTGAATGGAATTGCCGGTGCTGACAAAGACACTGGTGAAACCACAATTGTGATTCAGGGAGTTGGGAGCACACCGCGCGCTGCTAAAGCGGTGGTGGAGCTGGTCAGGAAAAAGCTGGTGGGATACAAGCCTGCCAATTGCGGGGAAATCCGCTTTGCACTGTTTGGTGGTACCGGCAAGCTTTCCCACTTGGGAAATCCCACCCGCTACGGCTCTAACCAATCACTGCGTTATTACCAGAATAGTGATACAGCAGGGGCTTGACAACCTCATGCTAATATTGTAAGAGAGAAAAGGAGTTGACAAGTGACTGAAAGAGTGCTAGCTGTTCACAAGCTGACCGGCATCATCACTGAAGTTCTGCCAATTGAGATTGAAAATCATGAGGCGCTTGAGCTTGCCACCGAAAAGCAGATCAAGGAAGCGCAGCGAAAGCGTGAAATTGAAGTCTACGGTGAGCCGATCAAAAACGGCGTGATCCCTGAAGGTCCGGTAGGACCCCCGCTCGAGGATGCACCTGCCCCCGCTACTAACACCGCCAAGGATGGTGCCGACAATGGCTAAAATGATGAGCCCGAACACCACTATCTGGTGGGTACCGGATAACGTCAACTGGAATCCTGCTGCACCTTCTGCAGCTCTCCTGACGGCTGCACGTAATATCTCGTGTGCTGTGGTTTCCGGTTACACACTGAACGCTACTGACTCTGACACGGATGACTCTACGTCTATCTGTGACGGTGCCAACGTCGAGCTGCCTACGTACTACAACTACGAAGCCAACATCACGTTCTTCCGTGATGCTGACGTTGCAGCCACTACGTCTGACTATGCAAAGGCGTTCGGCTTCTTCAAGGATGGTCGCGCTTCCGGTTGGCTCGTGCGTCGTCTGGGTTACTTGTCCAGCGTTGCCGCTGCTGCCACGCAGACTGTCTCTTCCTACAAGGTAATCTCCGATTACCCACAGGACGTGGTTGAAGATGGTGGCCCGATTGAATTCACCGTTCCATTCCTCCCACAGGGCGCAATGGACTTGAACCGCGCACTTGTAGCGTAAGGACTGATGCTCAATGGCTAAAATGATGAGCCCCAATACCACCATCTGGTGGGTACCGCTCGCTGGTATTACCAACCCTGCTGCTGTTACGGTTGCTCAGCTCACCGCTGGTACCAACATCTCTGCAGCAATCGTCACCGGCTACACGCTCGGTGCAACCGACTCGGATACCGATGATAGCAAGACTATCGTGGATGAAGGCAACGTCCAGACTCCCACGTTCGGTAACTACGAAGGTAACATCTCCTTCTTCCGTGACGGTGTTGGCGACACGCCTACTGCTTTCACCACGGCTTACAACCTGTTCAAGGCAGGCCGTGTAGAAGGCTGGCTGGTTTCCCGCCACGGTTACAAGTCCACCGTAGCTCCGGCTGCTGGTCAGCTTATCTCCGTCTTCCGCTTCTTCTCTGACTACGGTCAGGACGTTGAAGGTGACGGCGGCGCTCCGATCCAGTTCACGGTTCCTTTCCGTCCACAGGGACAGATGGCAATTAACAAGCCGGTAGTCGCCTAGCTTTTCCTGAGAAGCCCCTCGAGCTATGTGCTCGAGGGGCTTTTTCGTGCCTATGATAGGCTAGTCGCAGACATAGCACACAATAAAGGGAGAGTCAATTGTCTGAAGTAAACGTAGAAGCCAAGGTTGAAGAACTCAAGTCTGAGGAAAGCTTTGATCTTGCCTCTGCCCTGAAGGGTACCAGCTACCCGACAGATGACGTTACGATCTTCATTGACGGTGAAGCCGCCCATGAACTGAACATGGTGCTGGCTGAAATCACTGAGCTTGGCTACGAGTCTGCAAAGCACACCGCTGGTGAGAACGGTAGCATTGCGGATTCTCCTGAGAAGGAAGAAATCGACAAGCAGATTGCTGAGCTGGAAGAGCAGCAGAAGGAACTCATTGCCAAGGTGCTTGAGTCCGCTCTGACCTTCAAGCTCCGTGGTGTCGCTCCCAAGGCGTGGAAGCTCATCATCAAGAGCTGGCAGCGCAAGTCCAAGGCTCATGCCAAGGAAGAGGGTCTGGATGAAGAAGAGCGTATCGACTGGGCCAACGAAAAGATCAACGCTGAGCTGATCGCCAAGGCAACGGTTTCCATCACCAACGCTGAAGGTGCCACTCAGAAGGGTGGTGTCAAGGTTGAGACGGTTGAAGAGCTGCAGGGCTCTGTGCTTCAGTCTGAGTTTGCCAAGCTTCTCGACGCCGCCAACAACCTGACCTTCGCCAATGGCCTCTTCTCCAATGCAATTGCAGCGGACGCAGATTTTTTGTCGAAGCTCTCAGCAGACCCAGCCAGCGTGGATATCTAGCATTCATCAAGTTTGCCAAAGAGTGGGGCTTCTCTCCCGCCCGTTACATCATGGGCGATTACAAGAAGAGAAACAAGCCCCACTGGGCAGACTTCGCAATCATTACCGCGTATGAGACTTTGGATGCTGAGAAGTGTCCAAAGTGTCAGGTTCCCATCTGGTGGGCATATTCTGAAAATGCACTGATTGACTTTGAGCATGACCACATTGATTGTGAGTCCTGCAAATGGGATGAACAGGCAAAGAAGAATATCAAGCAGGATAAGCCGGGACGGACTTTGTTTGTAAAGGCTGTTCCTGTTGAAGGTGAAGATAAGCTCCCAACTCGAGCAGACTTCCAAAATGAAATGGTTGCCAAGGCACTAAAACAAAAAGCCAGCAGCGAGAAATAGAAGAGCCCTCCCAAAAGGAGGGCTTTTTTGTGTCAGTGATAGGATTGACACAGTACAATTTCTATGATATAGGACGGTAAGCGTGTCGAACGACTTCAACGCTAGCGTTGTCATTAGCACAAAAGAGTCTGAAGCAGGCATCCGTCAGCTTGACTCCGCTGCTCGTGATCTTGATAAGACGCTGCAGAACCTCCACAAGTCGCTGCAGACTGGGCAGGGTGACCTTGACAAGGTAACCAAGAGCATGGCTGAGCTTACGCGTGCCAACGCTGCTCTGATCCGCTCTGAGCAGGATCGCGCCAAGGCTACTGTGCTCGCTGCCAAGGCTGACGGTCAAATGATTGTCAACCAGTCCAAGCGTCAGAAGTCTGCCAATGACACGGCCCTCGCTGAAGCCAAGGCAAACAAAATCCGTCAGCAGTCGCTTGCTTCTGGGCTCTCAACTGCTGCAACTAGCACACGGCGTGACGCTGAAGCTCGTGTGCGTATGGCTGCTACTGAAGCGGTCACTCAGGCACGTGTGGCTTCGGAAATGGCTCGCGGTGCAGTTGCTCAGCAGAACCTTGCTACAGCAGCCATCCGTACCGCTTCCGCAACCGATCTTGCTGCCGCACGCACTGCTCGGCTAGCTGATAGCTCACGTAAGGCTGCTTCCGGCACGCTGGAACTCAATGACTCGCTGTCCAACTCCCGGTACCTGCTCTACGATGTGGGGCAGACCTATACTGTACTGGCAATGGCTCTGCAGGCTATCCCTGTCGCTACGGCTGCTGTGGCTATTGCCTACGAACGTGACTTCGCTCAGGTGGTCCGTACTAACGACTCGCTGTCTCAGAGCAGCAGCGGGATAGCTACGCTTCGGGAAGACCTGAAGTCACTGGCAACTGAGATTCCTCTGACCTTCGGTGAGTTCGCTAACATTGCCACCATCGGTGGTCAGCTCGGTATTGCTGGGCAGGACGTAGGCGCGTTCACTGAGACTGTCGCACGCTTCGGTGCTGCCTCTAACGTTTCGCTGGATGAAGCCTCCACTGCCTTTGGCCGTCTGCAGAACTCTTACGATCCTATGCGTAAAGACCCAGACTTCTTCAACAAGATCGGCTCGGCAATTGCCTACGTCGGTGTGAAGTCTGCTGCAACTGAATCTGAAATCATTGCAGTCAACAACCAGATTTCTGCTGCCGGTGCAACCTTCGGCTTTGCTGCTGATGAGATTGTTGGTATGTCCGGTGCGCTGGCATCTGTCCGCATCCGTCCTGAACTTGCTCGTGGTGCGTTCCAGCGCATTATGCTGGGGCTCTCCCGCGCGGCTGATGAGGGTGGAGAAGCCTTCAACCAGTTCGGCAAGTACACCGGACTGGCTGCAGATGAAGCTCAGGCTCTCTTCAAGAATGATCCGTCTCAGTTCTTCTACAAGTACATCGGCGGTATCAAGGCTGCAATCGCTGAGACTGGTTCCGCGTCTGCTGTGCTTGATGACATTGGAGCTAAGAACGTCTTTGACAAGCAGTTCATCCTTGGACTGTCTCAGGGTTACGACGTATTCACGGACTCGCTGGCAAACTCGAACAAGGCCTTCAATGAGGGTACCTTCCTCAACAGCTCCACTGAGGGCGTCTTCAACACTGTTGATGCCAAGCTGAAGCGTATTGCCAACTCCATCAAGAACTTCACAGACACCATCGGCAAGGGCTCCCTGCCGGGTCTGGATGCAGTTGCCAGCAGTGTGCTTAACATCGTCAACGGTATGGACAGGTTTGCACAGGCTACTCCCGGCTTCACTGCCACCATCAACATTCTTTTGGGTCTAGGCTCCGTTGTCGGTATCCTGCTCGCGTTCAAGGCTGCGCAGGCCTTTGTGCTTGCTGGTCTGGTTGGTTTCCAGCAGGTACTTGGCAAGGGTACACTCGCTGCCGGTCTGACTGCAAAGGGCATCCTCCAGCAGGTTGCTGTCACCATGCTCATGCACAAGGGTATAACTCAGGCTAGTGCTCAGGCTCTCGTGGCTCAGGCTGGTGCGTTCAAGGCTATGGGCTTCGCTGCTCAGGCAACCAACGGGCAGATTCACCTTGCTAATGCTGGTCTTCTCACTACAGCTAACACTACCGCTCGTGCCAGTACAGGCTTCCGTGGGATGGCAAGCAGCATCAAGAGCACAGGTGGTGCAATGCTTGGGCTGGTTGGTGGTCCGATAGGCGCGCTGATTATGGCTGTCGGTCTGCTTGGCTTTGCTTGGTTGGATGCCAAGGAACAGATTTCTGGTGCTGCTGATGAAATGGCTCGGGCTGCTCAGAACGGTGATGCTGCAGCTCTGGCAGGTACAGCTCAGGCTTTGGGCAACATCAAAGTCACTGCCGCTGACGGTGTGATTGCACTGGGTAGCCTCAACAAGAAATTGATTGAGGTTGCTCGGGATGCCGGTGTCCCTTACGAGAAGCTTGTGAAGGCTGCTCAGCAGGGCGAGAATGCTGGCAAGGCTGTCAACGCTTTGCTGGATGAGGTTGCACGTAGCAAGGGCTTTGCTGATGCCGCCGCTGTGCTTGACTCCCTTGATCCCAAGGCTGTAGCTCTTGCTGCTCAGTTTGGCTTCCTCCGTGAGAAGGTCAGCGAGGTTGGCTCTTCTAGCGTCACCAGTGCAAAGAATCTTGATGACGTAGCCAAGGCGGGCGGCAATGTTGGGGACGCAACCGCTGCTGCCACTCCTGATGTTGAAGGTATTGGCGCTGCCATTAGTGAAGTCGGTGATGATTCCCTAACTGCTGCTGAGAAGCTTGACCAGCTCATTGATGGCATCTTCGGCATGGTGGACGCTGCTGGCAACACTCAGTCTGCCTTGCAGGGCTTGGGTGAATCACTTGCTGAGTCCGCCGACTTTGGACCCGGCACAGAGGGTGGACGTGCAAACGTTGATGCCTTCCGCGACACTCTGAAGGCTGCAGCACAAGAGCAGCAGTGGCTCATTGAGAACACTGAAAAGGGTGTTGAGCAGGCAAGCGCCGATTACATTGCGTTCGTTGAAGGCCTTGTAGCTGAGATGACCGCGCGCGGTGTTGATCCAGCCAACGTCCAGATCATGGCTGAGCAGGCTAAGAACATCTTCGGAACCACGCTGCTTGCAGGGGCTCCGCTGGAAGTTCCGGTACAAGTTTCTCAGGGTGCTGCTGCCAACGCTGCTGTGTCCGCTCGGGATCAGGTACAGTCCTTCATCAGCTCGCTCCCTGAACCTGATGTGTTTATCGGTGCGAACACCTCAACGGCTACCGGCAAGATGATGCAGCTTGCTCAGAACTTGGCTCTCATTACGGGTTACCCGTATGAAGTGGTCATGGATGCTCTGACCAATCCAGCACATGAGAAGTCCGTAGAAATCTACGATCTGATTACGTCTATCACCAACAAGACGTACACAGCTCCGATTGGTGCGGACACTTCTGCTGCCATCACCAACGTCCGTAACTTTGCCAGCTACGCAAGCCAGCAGCTTGCAGCAGTTCAGAGCGCGTACAACAGTGTGGCAGCTTCGGCACCGACGTTGGCTAAGTACACCAAGCCTCTGTTCAAGGGTGTGACTGGTGTTACCAGCAACGTACCCGCTTCTATTGCGCGGCCTACCATGTCGGCGGCTCCTGTTGCCCAGATTGCTGCTCCTGCTCAGGTTGCACCTAAGCTTGCACCGTCTGCTGCTCCTAACTTTGGTTCCCTGAATGACGGGTACAACAAGGTCAAGAATGCTGCCAAGGGTGCCGGGGACGCTGGCAAAAAAGCCGGTGAAGACATGGCTAACGGTATTGATGATGCAGCTCAGGCCGCAGATGATTATGCCAACCGTCTGAAGCAGGGGCTCACCTCAGCCTTTGACAAGCAGTACGGTGTGCAGAAGGCCACGGATGACTACCACTCGGCTTTGAACGCTATCAACAAGAAGCGTGAAGATGAGCTGAGCCAGATTGACGAACTTATCAGCAAGCAAAAAGAGCTGAATGATGAGGTTCAAGAGGAAGTCGTCAACGCTCGCAAGGCACAGATTGAGAAGGATATCTCGCTGAAGTATGGCGAGGTTGACCGCGCTGCTGATTATGCTCAGCAGGAGCAGGAAGCTCTCAACGCTGCTGATGCAAAGCGTAAGGACATTGCTGCCAACAATGCTCAGATCATATCTCTGCGTGCTGGCATCGGTGAACTCAACGGCTACTCGGATGCTGCTATCGCCAACCGCGCTGCACTCCGTGACCTCGAGTCCAAGATGCTGGACATGGTTGTGGCTTACGCCAACACTGGTGCGTCTGTCGATCAGGTCCGCAACTACGCCGCTGGTCTGACACGTCAGTTCCAGATCGACGTGGGGCAGATGGGTTACAACCAGTGGGCTGTTGGTCAGCTTCAGGGCTCGCTTGAACGGTACATCGGTGTCGTGAACTCGGTGCCTTACCACAAGCCAACCACTGTCACGGCTGACGTTGGCGGTCCGGGCCACGGCGCAATGGGAGCCGTGAACGGCTTCAACGGTGCAGCAGACTGGGCTACCCGTCCACGTACTGCAGTCATTGATGTGGACGCGCGCAAGCTGGAAGACACCATGCGCCGTATCGACACTCAGATTCGGGGTGGCGGTTTCCAAGACGATCCGTCTATGACTGCTTTCCAGCCGGGTACCTTCTCGCGGCGCTCTGGTGGTGGTCCGGTTCCCGGCTTCGCTGGTGGTGGTGTGATTCCGGGCAAGGCTCCGTCGAACCTGAGTGTTGACAACCGTTTCGCTTCGGTGGACGGCAAAGGACTCATCAAGGTTCAGTCCGAAGAGTTCATCATGCAGAAGCGCGCGGTGGACTTCTGGGGTGAAGACTTCATGCACGCGATCAACAGTATGAAGATGCCAGCGTTCAACACTGGCGGTTCACTCAGTGGGCGCGGCGGTGGCGGGTCTGCTTCAGGGCCTCTGCTGGTAGAATTGACAGCAGAGAACCTGCAGGCTATACTCCGGCTCGCTGAACGGGATATCAACCTGTTCGCTGATACGGAACAGCTTGCTTCCAGCGTCAATGAAGGCCAGAGGATTTTGGCAAGCAAGGGAGTTAGTTAGCCAATGGCTGAGAAAATGTACTTCGGTGTGCTAGAGAACATTCAGGAGATTCCCGCTCCGAAATCCGGCATGGGCTTCGCAAGCGAAACCGACACTGAAGTTACAGAACTTGTGAGCGGTGGGCGTAGCGTTTATCGTGCGCCTACCGCCTTCAAGTCCTTCAACATGACGTGGGGCAGCAACTCTGCCAAGCTCCGACACCTCATTGACCTTTACAACGGTCAGTTCGGACCCGGACCTTTCTACCTCACCGATCCCACGGCAAGCCTGCTGAATGTCCTTCCTCCCCGCTGGTCTAACGGCTGGCAGTTAGCACATCAGTCAGGTGGCTGGTGCCGCCCAACGGTGAACAGCGCAAGCGTTCAACTGCCCTCAGATGCCTTTCCTAGCCAAGCATTTACGAACAGGTACGCAGAGTTCACTCAGGTAGCTGCAGGCTCTTCAGTGCCCCTTGAGGGCGTTCTGAAGACGCGCGTAATCCGTATCCCCGGCAAGGCCTACCACTTCATTGTGGATGGCTCTGCTACGGGCGGTGCAGGTATCAAGGTCCGTGGCTACAACGGCACCACTGGTGTCTGGACAACGCTGCAGACTGTCGGTGCCGGAAGCTTCAATATCTCGCACGTGATGGTGGCGGATACCAACACCACAACCACCATGATCGAGCTTGACGTTTACATGCCGCTGGGCTCCACGCTGCAGGTCTTCGGCATGTGCTTGGGTACCACTCCGGTCTATGAATCCGGCTCTGCTTGGATGCCGGTAGGAACTGGCATTGGTGCGGTGCAGTTTGCATCTAGCGCAGGTGGTGAGCTGGTGTCAAGCACCATTGATAGGATTGGTCTATCACTTGACTTTATAGAGGTTGAAAGCTAATGCCAGCAAGTCTCATCAAGGCGGACGGTAGCAGGACTCCCATTGGGAAGCTTGCTGCCTATTCCATTTCCAAGTCCAACATTCCTACCAACCCCTCTGACTCGAGCGGTCAGATTCCTACGTTCTCCGCGACGGTGACGAACGTGGGCAAGGATTCCAAGACTCACCTTGGCGATCCTGTTGTCCTGACCGACTCAGACCGTCAGGACATGGAAGGTGCGGTTGTCTCCGTAGGCAGCTCTGCAAAGTCAGGGCTGACCAAGCTGGACATGAACACGGTGTTCGAGCGTCTGAACACTGAGCAGACCACATACCCTGTCTACACGGATAGCACCTTTGACGTGAACATGGCTCCCACGGCAATCACTCAGTGGTTGCTTATGGCTGGTGTGCCCAAGTTCCGCGTGCCGGGAAACCTGCAGCACTACATCACCAATGCTCAGGTTGGCTACTCTTCACGCTCGGATGCAACGTGGGTCATGGCTCCGTCTTCGGAGTGGCCTGCTGACCACAGCCGGTACAAGCCTACCTACGGCAGCAACCTTGGCCGTATTGAGGTCAACAGGGCTCAGTCCACCATCTGGGGGATGGGGCTCAATCCGTGGCACCAGACCGACTACAACACTGAGGTGCTGGTTGGTACGTGGAACTACCGGCTGAACAACACTGCCACCTACCGGCTGATGCAGGTTGGCCGCGTCATCACCTTGTCTCAGCGCACTGGTGATGGGGCCTACACGGTACTGGCTACGCTGACGGTGCCTGTGAGCACAACGGTGGTTGGTGACTTCGTGTATGTGCTCATCAAAGCACACCCTACGGTTGCTTCCAACATCAGCGTGACTATCCGCGCGATTGGCTATGACCAGAACACCGGCCAGAACGTTGTGTACGAGAGCACCACTGCTTCTGTGGCATCCACTCTGCGTACCCGTCCAGAGCTTCGGACCATTGACTTTGGTTATGACACTGCTCAGGCTGGCATCGACATGAGCCCTTCCCTGTTCCACATCAGTGAAGGTGACGTGATTCCGTTTGAGGCTCCACACGATCAAATCTCCATCACTCTTGACAGTAATGCCAAGCCTCTGACCTGTGTACCGGGATTCACCGGCAACGTCTGGGAGAAGCTGAAGGAACTGTGCTCGCTGTGTGAGCTGGATATCTCTTTCGGTAATGACCGGATTGACTTCGCTCCGCGCAAGTTCCAACGGGCAGGGCAGTGGGATAACGTCTACAAGCCAATGCTCCCGTTCGCTAAGTCCAACGTCAGCGAGTCCGCCAACCAGCGTGAGAAGGCTCGCACTGTGGAAGTTGTCTACCGTGAACAGCCTAAGCAGAACACCAGTGCCTACTACAACACTGAGTTGTGGCGCGCTGATTCGGTCTACACGGTGGAGCCGGGGGAAAAGCTGGTGGAGGTGGTACAGACTGAGGGAACTACGTTCCTGACGCTCAACCAGCCGGTGCCTGTCGGTGGTGTCCCAGTGCCGTACACGAACTCCTACGGGGCTTACGTGGTCACAGGCAACGATGGCTTCATTGTCGATCCCCAGTGGTGGAAAGACAACGGCGGCTCGCTCACGGTGCAGCCTACGCGCAACGCTGGTGAAATCGAAATCACCATTCAGGCTCCGGCCATCCAATCCTCTCGGGCACCTTACCGTATCTCTGAGGGTGTGGCTGACCGTCCCGCGCTCTACGTCTTCGGTGAAGGCCTGAAGCTCGGCAAAGAGAAGACCGTCCGCGTCTACACCGGCAACCCTGATGCCTCTGAAGAAGTGGGTACCAAGTTTGATTCGGTCTTCGTTACTGACAAGCTCACGGCGTTCAATGCAGGCCACAAGATTGCGGTGACCTATGGTACTGGTGATTCCACGCTGAGCTATGACATTCCCCGCAAGGAAACGTCTGAGTTCAACTTCATCGGCTCAGCTCTGATCTTCTCTGCAAATGTGGATGACCACAATGTGTACTACAACGGCTCAGCGTACCGCGCGGAATCTTACAGCATTGGACCGTCCATAACGAACGTCTCCAAAGCAGTGCGGTACAACACACACCGGATTTTGAATGGTGAATATGCAACGGGTAAGACAATTGCCCAGCAGAATGCCATGAACGCCGGTAAGAAGATCAAAGACACCAACTTGGCTCCATTGCCACCTTACCTCTCATAGGAGTCCTAGTGGACGCGACAACCGCTGACCTTATTACCAAAGTGGAATCCCTGACACTTCGGCTGTGTGCTATTGAAGACGCTCTGCTGAAATTCAATGGATTCAGCAAGGCCGATAATTCACCGCAAGGTAGAATTGTTTTCGAGCCGAAACAGGAATTGCCTGTACCTGACACTACGAGTGGAGAAACCGCGTAATGGGAGCATTTACCCCTATAGACGAAATCTGGTATCCAGATGAGGATGACACGGCTGAGCAGAATGTGAACTTGGCTACAATGGCCTCTTCCATTGAAGAAGGCATCGGTCAGAGGCTTAGGGCTCAGGAAACATTTCTTGGTCTGTTCGCTACCCGCGCGAGTGGTCAGACTCTCACAAAGCAGGCCTTGACCACTGTGCAGTTTGGTTTGGATAGCCCCAGCACATTCAACACCGGCTTTACGTTCTCCAACGGCATCATCACCATTGAGACTCCGGGGCTCTACTACGTAGGTGTGAACGTGGTTATTCAGATTCCTGACGGCTACGGTGAAATCTGTATCGTCAAGTCAGGCAATGAGTACGGCAAGGTGCTTCAGTTCAAGGGCTCCGCGTCCAACAACGTGGGTCTGTCTACGTCTTCCGTGGTCAACTGTGTGGCCGGTGACACCATCTGGACTCGTACCTACATCGACTCCAGCACAAACGCTAACTTCAACACCAACTCCCAGACATTCAACACTTTGTCTGTGTCGCTGCTGAAGGCGCTGAACTAACCTACACAAGCTATTCCCCTGCATCAGGTTGACAAAATGTTACCATTGATGTAGGGGAATTGTCGTTTAACAATCTAGGAGCTAGAACAGAATGCCATTTGCTGTCCAGAATTACCCAAAGTGGGCAGTGATCGCTGTACGCACTGCAAGGATTCTCAGTTATGCATTTGCATCACTGACTGGCGTGGCTGTTGTTCTTTTTACTCCTGCTTCAATTACTCCTTCAACCATTGTCATCATTTCGACACTCGCAATCTTCGGGCTGGTGTGCTTGATTGCCACTCTCTGGCAGCAATACGTCTGGGAGTGGATATCGCTCTACTTCCTCGCTGCTGGCATTTCTGTCTACGTAGTTGGCTTGTGGGTAAAGGCACTCGGTGATGTGAAATACATTTCCGCTGCCAGTATCTTCACTATGCTGCTCTTCCTGCTCGTGGTGCGTATCGTTGATTTGACTGTCTACTGGTTGAAGAACGTGAAAATGGCAGCATTGAGTAGGGACTTAGAAGATGACAGGTGAGCAAATACTTCAGTTCACCGGCATAGCCGCTGGTGTAATTTTTGGGGGTGGAGGGCTCGCCGCCCTGCTTGGTGTTTTCGTAACACGCAAGCTCGGTATCAAGACCACAGAGAATGAAGCAAACCGCGATATCAACCACACGTGGGATGCGATTGTTGACAACCTACAAGGGCAGATCAACACACAGAGTGAGGCCTTCACAAACCAGTTGCGTGAAGTACACGCCGAACTCAGAGACGTGAAGACCCGCTTGACTGAGCAGGAAGAAAAGCTTGGTATCAAGGAACGTCTTCTTCTGAAGGCCATTCTTCATATCGGCAAGCTTGAACTACTGGTACCTGCTGCAAAGCAGCTACCGCGACCTGAAGGGCTCGAGTAATGGGTGAATACTACCTGCTTGACTACGATCCCGGTACCGCACAGTACACCTTCCCCCGTAGGGGTGGGGCAAAGCTGTCAGGCACCGCGATCATCCACACCGCTGAGTGTGCTCGTGACGATGTTGGGGAAGACCTCTCCGCTGAGCTTTGTGCAAAGTTCATTGCAGAGCGCGCGGACTGGGGCAGTTACCACCGTCTGGTGGACTCTGACAGCCTTATCCGTATGCTCCCTTGGGAGTACGAGGCTTGGCAGGACACTGAGACGAACAACTGGGCTGTAGGTATCTCTGCAGCTCTGCGTACTTCTGACTGGCGGAACATGCCAGCAGACCGTGAAGACCGCGTGTACTGGAACATGGCAGCGTCCGCCGCTGAGTTCGTGACGTACATGAAGACCAATTACGGCATCACCGTACCACTGGTACGCATTTCCGGTGCACAGGCTAGGGCTCGAGTTCCCGGCTTCTGTGCACACGGCGACTCCGGTATCAGCCGCTCTGATCCGGGTGTCAATTTCGACTGGGAGAAGTTTTTCCGGTACACCAAGGGAATTCTAGAAGGAATCACACAGGAGGACGAATTGTCTGCAGCAGAAGCTCAGCACATCATCAGCTCTCTCGAGGGCGTTATGAACCACGTCTTTGACCGGCTGAAGGGCGAACTGCCCACGGACACGGCTAACGCTGTCTTCGGTAAGCAGGTTGGCTACGCCGATCCTGAGACTGCTCAGGTTGGGGACGCAAAGACCACGCTTGAAACGCTGGTCACCTACAACGACTTCCAGCACACAGCCTCTCGGCGCACTGTGGCTGACGCTGCAAGGGCCATTGTGGACGCTGTAAAGGCTGCTCCGGCTGAGGATGCCGCTGGTGCCGCAGAAGCCGCTTACGCGGCGTTTCTGGAGAAGTTGGGTACCGTCAAGGTTGGCATCAGCGTAGAGGAAGGAGCCTAAGTGAACCAGAAGACTCTGGACGCTCTCGTAAGGGCGTGGCGCACGTTCTACACCGCCATTGGTGTAGACGCTGCTGCAATGATCGGGCTTGGCCTGACGGACCTCCTGACAACCGCTGATATCAGTTCTGCTGCCTTTTGGACGACGTTCGGCATACTCATCGGGAAATCGGTTTTGACTTCGCTGGCGAGCTTCCTGCTGCGTCTGAAGGTCACTCCCAGCAACATCGACAAGAGCACACAGCTTCAGCCGGTGTTGACCGTGAACACTCTGGATAGGGTGCCGGATGGCCCAGACCACCGCGCCACAGTCACCGGACTCTAAGACCGGCCCAGACCTCAGTGTTGTCCTAGAACCAGTTGAGTACAGCGCTGAGGCTGGTGCCTTCATTGAGACACTGCAGTACAGCTTCCCACCGTGTGCAGGGTGTCCACCAAAGCAAGGGTAGTTTTTTCAAGTGTTCTCACTCTCTTTCTTATATATTATTTATATTAGAGAGAGTAAGAGTATTGAACATAGAAAATAACCTTTGAGCTTACACACAAGTAAAAAACGTACTTTAGCGCATTGTGCTCATGTGCTTGAAGACAAAGAAAGACCAGCCTCACTACTCCGAGGCTGGTCTTTCGTTTTGTTACAGGAGGGCGGTAGCTACGAAAACAAGGACAATGACAAGAATACCGATAACGATTGCTCTTTCAACAGTCACTAGAAGAACCTCCTTCCTCTTCTAGTTTACCTTGCCTTGTCAGTCCGCCACAGGAAGACGATGATAGCTCCCCACAGCAAGGTAAGCATGATCCACTGCAACCACTCAGGCACTCTGTTCTTCCTCCAACTGCTTGATGCGGCGCTGGTAATAGAACAGACCCTTCTTCAAGTCCTGCAGCGGCGGGTTACCGTCCTTCTTACCGTTCCGTCCGATGTACTTCAGGACGTTGAACAGGTAAGCGTCTTTGTCCAAGCCCCACGCTTCGGCAACCTTGATGACCTCGTAAGGATTGTCAGCACCACCGTAGTGTGCTGGATGCTCAACCGCTTCGTTGGTGAGTCCACCCTTAGCCTTACCTACAGGCAGCGGAAGAATCTTCTCAACTTGGTCTAAACCGTTGTGGACGGTTTTACCTACAGTATTCCACTGTGGCCCAAGGTCTGTAGGAGCAGCCTTCGTGATTCGGTATGTAACACCTTCACCTACATGTAGTTCTAGGATTTCGCCCTCCTGACCTACCCACCTTGGATGCTTGGTGTCATTGAAGCGAACCTTGTCACCGATTTTGAACTCAGAGGCCACTGTTGTAAAGATCCTTCACGCTTGTCTTGCTGATGCTGTCTCGGTCATGCTTCCGGCAGAGTATCGCGTACTCGCCTTTGTAGAAGTCACGGACGTAGGTGAAGTCTCCTGCCCACACTCCGCGCTGTTCTACTCCGTTCCAGATATCGGTACGTTCCTCTGGAACAGAATCATGCTCGCTCCCGCACTTGGCGCAGATGAGCGTTTCCTTCGTAATAGTCACAGTTCTACCTTCTCCCACTCCCCAGCAGGTGATTTCAGGATATAGACATTGTTTGGGTCTTTGGCATAGTAGCTGCCGTGGTTGATTTCGGTGGTACGCTTCCCCTTGGCTGCACCCAACGTCGAGTACGGGCCATGATACCTCTTGATAGTCTGCCCCTCCAACCACTTGGGCTCGAATTCGACTACCACCATGTAGGTGTGTTCGGGAAGCTTGTCAATCTGACGAGACACTTAGTTGTTTTCCTTTGGTTTGAGCAGTTCAAGCGTCGGCATGTGCTTCAGCCTCATAGCAGCGTACCAGAGAGCTACGCTGCCTGCCATTCGAGTGTGACCTTTACCGACCTTGAAGCCTTGAGCCTTCATCAGTTTGGTCACAACTGACTTTCCTTTGTTGTCCTTCGTACCCAGCTTTGTCAGCTTCATGTGCTGAGAGGGCTCAGGGTTTGCGTTGGCTCCCCACTCATTCTCGCCCTTCATCCAGCCGATAATCTCCACACCGTGAAGGTCAGCGGTGAACTTATTGCTGCTCCGCAAGGTGAAGTTCTCACAAGTCACATGGGTTATCCCAAACGGATTGCTGAAAGCCGTCCCCATGAAAGCCTTGTAGACAGGCTTGAAGCCGTAAATCCCCTGTGGTGTCTCATCCATACGAACAAAGCTCAGAGTGTCCGTATCGTAGATAGCCATTCCGGTAGCAAGACCCGGATCAATACCTAAGATTCTCAAACGTTTTCCTTTTTCAGTTCCAGTTTTTCGATAAGATCAAACCTTTCACGTCGTTTCAGTGAAGACTTCATACTCTTCCACGTACTGAAACCTCCACGGTTCAAGATTTCCTCGAATGTGGCACCGAACCTCAAGAGGTCTTCGATATCCTCATGCAGGTTGTCAGTACGCTGCTTCTGCAGCTCATGTGCTGCAGGTTTACCACTCCTACGCGCCTCATTCCGGCAGTCCAAGCACACGCGCTTGCGCTTCTCACCTCTGCCGCATTTGACAAGGCTGGTGTTCTGTTCAGTTCTTACATGGTTATTTGCACAGACTTCACTCACGGTTCAGGAAATATCCGCTCCGGTGGTGTTTTCCTTTTCCGCAAGATACCTCTCGAGCGGCATTGAAGTCAGGTGGAAAGTGTTGCACTTTTCGCATTTGTAGAACCGGCATTCCTTTCTAGCATTGCTAGGAGACTCCAGCGTACTCTTTAGCATTGCCTTGGCTTCGCTTTTTGAAATTAGAGACCGTTTTGTGCAGAGCAAGGGAGTTCTAGGCCTCCGGCTCAAAGTGGTAGGTACGTTCCCCGCCAACGTAGGCCTGCTTGTCGTTGTAGATGCCCTCAATGCTCCAGAGTCCCTTGAGCCATTCAGGACGGCTGGTGAAGTAGCGGCGGTCATTCTCATCCCAGCCGCCCAAGTTGCTGCCGAACTTGAACCACGCAACGGCAACATTGTCGTGAAGCACACGCTCCAGCATGTGGTCATCGACCAGCAGGGAGACAGCACCGCTGATTTCTACTCGCCACTCTTCCTCATAGTGGTTCTCGATCAGCTCCCAGAAGGCATCCATCTTCTCCTGAGCACTGATAAGAGGGAAAAAGTCTGAAATCTCTTCAGGAAGTTCCGTGTGACGCATTTTCTATCTCCAAAACAATAGGGGTACCGGCCTCTTGGCCGATACCCCTACTATTCCAGCTAGGCAACTAGCTTGTCAACACCTTTCAACGGATTTGAGGTGAATAATGCTTCACGAGCCTCTGCAGCAACCTTACCTGCTTCATGTACATCGTCAAACTGTCCTAAGTGGTGCACCTTACCGTGATGTTTCACACGTGCTATCCACCGGCCAGACGGTTTGTGTAGCCACACACCGCGATAACCGGAAGTGTTGTTCTTCTGATTACCTTTCCGATTCTCTTGATTTTGCTTATGGGTTACAGCGCGTAGGTGGTCAGGCCTTACACAATGCCTTGTGTGACACATGTGATCCACCATCAACCCCTTTGGTATCTCACCGTAAGTTTGCTCATACGCTATACGATGGGCAAGATGTTGCTTGTTGTCACGGCTGAACATGCCGTAACCCTCCGTAAGAGCATCAGGCCACAACCAGCAATCACCTGAGTAGTCAACCTTCGCCCAAAATCTAAGAATCCAGATCATGCGGCAAGTTTCTCGATTTTCGCAAGGTTGGGTCCATAGCCAGCGTCAGCAGCGAACGGAACCGTATCGCCGTAGGCATCCCGTCCTGCCCTCTTCAGAGCCTCAGCAATGAGCTTGCCCACGGTCACCTTGTGTTCTTCAGGGCAGGTCACGTAGATAGCGTCATGGATGGTACCCATGAGCCACGCGCCGTACTGCTCGAGCTGGGGATTCAGCCACACAGCCGCCTTCAGACAGATATCGTTGGCTGTGGACTGCGACGTGAAGCTCAGCGCAGAGTTCGTCACCTCGTGAGCGTTGTACTCGGTGATGATTTCCGACTGGAAGTGCCGCCCAAACTTGGTCACGATGGCCTGACCAGTCAGAGCCTTGGTTTCTATCTCTTCCCGCCACTGAGCAAACTTGCTGCCCGGACGCACGAAACCGTCTACCAGCGTTTGAGCAATGTGCTTCTCAACCTCAAGCGCTGCAGCGATAGCAGCCACACCACGGCCAAAGGACACACCGTACACAACGCCCTTCATGCGAGCGCGCCACGTACCGTAGAACTGCCCCGGATCGTCACCGTCATCAGCTCGAGCGTGTAGCTCTGCCCAGTCGTACTGAGGCATTGCAGACTGCAGGAGGATATCAAAGATATCGCCAGCGTCAGGCTGGAAGGCTGCAATCAACCAAGGGTCACCGGACTCCATAGCCATCACACGTAGCTCAGCCTGAGACATATCGGCTGTCACTACCACGTGACCGTCCACGGAAGGCAGCACCATAGCCTTCAAACGCTTGTCGCGGGGGATTGTGAGCATGGACGCTCCAGAGCCTCCCAGACGGCCTGTAGAGGCCGCGTGCAGCTTGTAGCCGGGGTACACCATGTCACCGTGGCAATGCTTCAGGAAGCCCGTGACGTAAGTGCCAAGCTGCTTGCTGATGAACCGGCACTTGGTGAATGCTCTGCAGAAGTCCTTGACCTCATCAGAAGTCCGGTCACTCTTCATCAGCTTCTCAATGACAGCCTTGCCGGTGCCCTTGACACGCTTCTTACGGCTGTGCAGCCAGTCCTTCACCTGTATGGGAGAGCGCGGATTGATGACCTGCCCAGCAATGCGGTTCAACTCCTGCTCAGCCTCAAACAGCTCAGCAGTCATCTCTTCCTCGAGCTGCTTCAGGTACTCGACATTCAGCCGGATACCACGGCGCTCCACACCACGGAACAGGTCATTGTCCAGCTCCAGCAGCCAGTCAAAGGCCATGCGGGACTCTGGGTCTTCCGCAAGGTAATCCTCAAACAGCTCGTACAGGAACCACGTGTAGAACACGTCAAAGGCGTTGTACTCGTACAGCATTGCGCGCGGGATACGTTCGTAGCCAGAGCCGCCGCTGTACTTGCGAGCGCTCCACCAAGCCCCGTCTTCGCGGGAACCGGCTTCCTTGTACGTCTTGGCTACCGTGTACTGCTTGTTGGCTTCATCCCAGTCACCAGAGCCGAAATACTGGTCAGCCAAGTCCTTCAGGCCGTGTGTGCTCCCTGCCGGGAACAGGGCGTAGTGAGCCAGCATGATATCGAACCAGTTCACAAGGTCAGGCTCAAAGTAGGACAGGTCAAACTTGCCGTTGGCGGTGATGATCTTGTTGCGCCGTAGGAACTTGTTGAGGGCGCGCTCAATCAGATCGTTCCTGAGCATGTGCTCGGGGATGACCATGACGGGACCAGTGCCGCCCCAGATAGCCACCGAAATGACTTGATCGTAAGCAGGGATATCCCACTTCACATCACCGGACGTTTCGATATCGAACGCGACCTTTTTGCCGTGAGTGTTCCGTAGGATGCCGCAGAGCCAGTCAATGCGCTCTTCCACCACGTAGTTCATTTCAGGGAGCTGTGGACCGTTCACCAGCAGCTTGAGCGCGTCTGTCATGCGCGTCAGGGAGTCAGCCTTGGTCATCAGCGAGCCGGGAGACGGTGCATTGATGACACGGCACCGGACCTCACGAGTCAAACGCCCCAGCGCAAGCACTGGGACGTTTTTGAATGGCTCATCAGGCAGTGGCATGAAGTCGATGGGCTCCGTGATGCCTGACTGCTCTTTAGCCTTTTTCAGGAGGGCCATGTGCTCCTGCTCCATCGGTGTGGAGCTGTAAATGTAGCTACGCAACGTAGTTAGCCTTCACCCACTCCCCTGCTTCATCCCATGAGCTGGCTTCATGCTTGTTGAGGTAGGTTTCTTCGCCGTTGACGACAATGACAACTCCCACCTCCCACAGACCTTCGGGATTCTTGTGAATGTAGACCTTAGACGTTTCCATGTGCCCTGTGTATCTCCATAACGTAGGCGGTTGTGATTTTGTACTGCTGTGCAAGTAAGTGAGGATCAGCGTTGGCACGCATAGCAATGACGATTGCCTGCTTCTCCGTGGGCTTCAAAGGCGTTGCGCGGATTGTGCTCGTGGATTCCCCACCCTGCTTGTAGTAGCTAGAGTACGCTATTCCAGTGAGGTAGGCAGCACATGACCAAGACGTGCCGCCCTCCAGAGCCGTTTCAATCAAGGCTGTGGGGATTCTGTCATCCTTCATCTTGAGCTTACGCAACTGGATCAGAGTAGACAAGGTTTCCGGCTCAAAGCGTCCACCTCGCACACCGCCAATGATGCCTTCACGCGCGAGTGAGGATGAGTGGGTACGGACCACCTTTGCGAGCTGGGACAGGCTGAAGGCACCGTACTTGTTCAAGTCCTGAGCATAGGCAAGCTTGGTCAGGTTGTCAGCGTAGAACGCCTTGCGCCAGTAGAATTCTGCCTGAGTCAGGGCTTCAAGTTTCTGATCTTCCACTTAGACAGTTCCTTCCATTACGGCTACCAGCGTCTTGGTCTTCTTATTCTTGGACATGATGAGCAGGCCTGCCTCTTCGAGAGACTGCACCAGCTCCGTGAACTCACGCGCCTTCAGCTCAGCGTTGAAGTGGCGGTAGGCAGATGCCCACGAGATTTCACCACCCTTGGCAAACACGGCTTCCATCAGCTTGTCTTGACGGCGCTTCCAGTTGCTCTCAGAAATCCGCTTGGTCATTTCCACAAGGTGCTCAAACCACTGACCGCAGTAGTTGATAGCAGCCAGCATGTGGTGAAGCTCAACCTCATCACACATGTCAGCCATTGCCAGCAGCGTAGCGGCCTTCAGGATGGACGTAGACAGACGGTTGGTAGCAGCCTCAAGGATCGTGGCCTTGGACTGAGCCTGTGCAGCGTCGATAGCAGCCGTGACGAAAGCGTTGAAGCGCTCGTGTGCTTCCACATTCATTGGCACTGCAATGGTGCGCTCTGTAGGATCGTTCCACCCTGACCAAACGTCACGCGCTTCCTTCAGCTTCTCAATGAGGTTCAGGAAGGCAGGATCGCCCTTGGTGCGCTCTGTCTTATCCTGCTGACCGATGTAGTCAGTCTCAGCGGTGCGCTGCAGCGGCTTGGCGGACACGTAGATGAATCGCGTCAGGAAGCCTGACTGGAAGTCATCTTCGGTCAGGTAGTCCGCGAGCTGGTCACGGATACCCATTGCGAACAGGTTGAGCGCCACGCGAGCACCCTTGCGCTTCTTATCCTTCTCTTCACCGGAAGCACGCAGCTTGCCTGTGACCTTGCCATCGTAGATTTCCGTGAGTTCGCCCTTGATGCCAGCAAGGTAGGCCTTGCTGTCAAGCTGCTTCATCAAGCCCTGAATCTCATCAATGTGGAGCAGAGCGGAACGGTTGGCATTGGAACGCAGAGCCTCATCCAGACCTTCAGCCGTGAACTTGGAGCCCAAGTCATAGTTGAAGTTCTCACCCTCGAGGGCTTCGATGCACTTCAGCATGTAACCCTTGGCGGTGGACTTACGAGAAAGCGTGGTGGAGCCCAGCACCATGAACCACAGGTTCAGCGGCACGTCTCCCCAGTGAGGCACAGCGTGACCGAAATCGGAGAACACCGTGGAAAGCACAGTGAACGCGCCAGCAATGTGGTAGGCCTCCGGTGCGTCAGTCTTGCTCTTAGTCCACGTCAGGTAGTCATCAATGAAGGTGCGCTGCAGGGATTCCTTCTCCCCCTCATTCAGGAAGTCAAAGCCCTTGGTCTTCGGCTTGGGAGCAACGGTGATGATGGTGTCTTCATCATCCTCTTCTTCGTCACCATCAATCGGTGAGCCATCCTTCACGCGAGCGCGCTGAATGTCTGCCCACAGACGCTCTCCAGCATCCCTGTGTCCGTCACGCTTCCACTTGTTCAGCGGTGAGCGCTCTGCAATGACGTAGACCTGCTCATCTGTCGCGCCAAGGTTCATCAGCTCAACGTAGAGCGCGTACAAGGCTTCTGAGCCAGCAGACTTCTTCGGGAACGCTGCCGTCTGTAGCAGGCCTTCCAGCCGTGTGCTTGCAGGCAGGGAGCCCAGAACCTCAGCGTAGGACGGGAAAGCCTCTTCGGGGAAGGGCTTGAAGTCGATGGTGTACTCAGGAACAGGAGGGTAGTACCCTTCAAACTCTTCCTGTGTGTAGGTCACTCCGGTGTACTCCACCTCAACGGTGTAGACCTCACCCGTCTCGCCTACGTACTTGGTGTTCGTGGTGCCGGGAACACGCAGAAGCTTGGTGCAGCTCCATCCGTCATCAAAGCCTGTGGACGCCTTGGGGTGTGCTACTGAGACAGAGTGCGAGAGCGTTTCGGCAAGCTGGGCATTATCCATGCCCTCAATCATCCAGTACAGGTGAGTCTTGTTGGGGGAAGTCCTGACGATGATGGACGGCTCACAGCGCACGTCATCAAGGTTGAAGGTATCCGCGTCACCGTACACAACTTGGCACTGACTGGCGAGCACACGCTGTCTCTTGTTGGCCTTGAAGAGTACAGGAGGGAAGTACACGTCTTCGTGCTTGTACTTGTCAACGTAGTCCCAGATCGCGTCTGCCTGCTCCGGCCAAGAGAAGAACTTGTGGTTCTTCAGTTGGTCATTGTTCATGCGCGAAATGCAGACCTGTCCCTGCAGTTCTCCCCAGACACTTTCAAGGAATGTGCGGTACTCGGTCATTGTGCTCCTTTCAATCCAAACTCATAGCTTAGCAGATGTTTCATATTCCATCCCGCTAGGGCAAAAGGAAAGCCAGCCTTTCGACTGGCTTCCTCTTGAGGTTATCGCCCTCCGGCAAGAGCCATCTGGCTTTCACTTCCGCTACTAACGCTATGCTGCTCTTGTCGGCTTGTGGGATTTGAACCCATATCTCTACCACCAAAGGTAGTGTTCTGAAGCTCCCAGTAATTTGCTGTGACGTTCCTCGAGTGTTCACGCCCGTCACAGAACAATATGTTCGCCTACACCAGATTGAACTATCAGCCGTTGGAGCAGTTTATCACTCATGCTCAGGAGTTAGGGTGGTGGGCGCATTATCTTGAACGTTTAAGTAACGGGTAGTGCCATCGTTACCCCACCACGTCAGCTACAGCGAGAAACCGTCAGTCTCAGCAGCAGCGGCCTTGCCCTTAGCCGGAGCCTTAGCGCCAGCCTTGGTGGTTGCCTTGGCAGCAGTCTTGCCTACCTTCTCACCGATCTTCTTACGACCGGCGAAACGGACCTGTGCACGCTTGAGGATATTGCCCTCATCGTCAGTTGCCTTCTTGTAGTCATCCACGTGGACAACTTCAATCTGGAGTTCCTTGCCGATCAGGTCATCAGCTTCAGGAGGGGTAAACGGACCCGGCTTTTCCTTGGTGGGAACCGGCAGGCCTGCAGCCTTGGTCAGGCTGATGATGTTCTGAATGGAAGACTTCGTGACTGCAATGTAGTCCCAAAGCTGTCCCTTGAAGCTCTCATCCACGGACTTGTACTTCACGAGGTACTGAAGGTTCCCGTTGGAAGTCTCCAGATCGTCTTCGCAGTCATCAATTTCAACCGTGTGCCAGCCTTCCGGCACCAACTTGCGGGTGGTGTCAAGGTCTTCGGCGGTCAGGTCAAATGAAGGACGCTCAGTCACTATGTGTGTTTCCTTTTGTTGTTTTTCGAGTTATTTTTTAGTGCAGTGTTACTTGATAATGAAGCTACGCAGTGATGGCCGCGTAGTAATCCGCCATCTTCGGATTCTTCATACGGTCTGGTAGTTTGTGTTCATACCGGCTACCGGCATCAATCCTACCAGAAGCAGTGAGGTGAAGAAGACGGTATCCCGTACCTTCATCATCTTCCTGCTTTTCCAGATACGCAATGGTATCAGGAATCTTGGGAATCTCCACAATCGACTTCTTACCAAGGAAGTGAGGGCTCAAGAGAACCTGCCCCAGCACATCATCCTTTTCCTTAGCGGTGTGTGCTATGAGGAAGAAGTTGTACTGGCTGTTGTGGAGCTTGTCAGTTACAAGGGTAAGACCGTCAGCGATCTTATCCCAGACCTCGTAAGCGTTCTTCGTGTTGGGGTTAGCCGCACGATAGTCACGCTTGATGAGTTCTTGGAACTGACCGGCAGTGTCGATAACCACCGTCTTGTAGCGCGTCTTGTTGGAAGTGACCTTCATGACGATTTTCACAAGGTCCATAGCTTCCTTGATGTGAACCACATCAATGACACCCTTGGGGTACTTGCCTTCAAAGGCTCCCGTTCCATCTTCCGTGGCGAGCCACAGGATGGGGAACATGCCTTCCACTTCAGCACACTGGGCAACAAACGTGGACTTGCCCACGCGGTGCCGTCCGTACAGAAGCATTGAGGTGCGCTTGCGAGCCGGTGTGGGCTCTTCGATGGTGGCAATATCGCTCAAGTCGAAAAGGTCATCCTCTTCAGTCTCCAGCATTTCGTTTTCTTCAGCCACATCAGTTTCAGTGCTCAGTGTTCTCTTCCATCCTTTCGTAATGCTCTGGGTAAAGCCAGAGCAAATCAGGGTCTTTCGGGAATTTCACCCTTATGTCCCCCGGATACTTTACACCTAAGTGGTGTACTTTACCAATTGCACCTGCCTTGACTTCGGGATGGTTTGCACCTTCCACGACACGGACAGTATCACCAATAGCAATTGTCAATTGAGCCCCTATGCTCTGAATAAGACCCGAGTGCAGGTGTAGCAATCCTCATCCATCGGGAGAGTTTCAAGCTTACCCTGCTTCACTCGCTTGTAGATCAATTCTAATCTAGCGAGTGCCTTCTCCGCAACCTCTCGGTTGTATCTTTCTGAGAAGAATCGAATGTCATCAGGATTGTTGCTTTCCTTTGGGATGACACAGAGGCTCACGTCTTCAACCTTATACCCTGCAAGCTCCCAGCCCAAACCGTACAAATGCTGTTGGACTCGGTAACCTGTCTTGGGTATCTTGTTGGGCTCCAGCCGGTACGCAAGCTTCATTGCGTCGTAGCTGTACTTCCCCACACATTTGTAGTCCACAACGTGACCGTCAACGTACAGGTCAGTGGAGCCCGCAATAATCCCGTAGCCAGCAAGATCGTAGATGGGATTCTTGTGCTCTTTGTAAGCATTGGGAATCTCAATACCACGTTCCATGAAGTCATGCACGCAACTACCCACCCACGCAGCCAGCCCGAATCTTTCCGTATGTTCAAGGTCTGGGTACAAGTCAGGGTGTGCTAATGCAAGCTTCTCACCGATACACAGGGGACAGCCACCGATTTCGGATGGACCGATTTTCTTCTGCTGCCCCCTGTCGGTGGGCTTCGTGATCTGCTCGAGGATACTACTCTTCAGTTCCTCGAGCTGCACTACTGGACACCGTATTTCAGTTCGGTGGCTCTGATGTTCAGCCTTACCTTGTTGGCATAGGCCTGACGCTGCTGAGGTACTGCCCCGCCCCACACACCTTCGGTGATGTTGTTGCTGATGGCGTACTGAAAGCACTCCATCTTCAACGGGCAGCGGTTACAGGCTGCTACCGCAATGGCACGCTCAGAACGTCCGAACTTTTCTTCTTCGTCATCAGGATCAGCGAAGAAGTAATCGGGGTTCATTTCGGTGCACTCAGGTGGATTTTCAAACAGCTTTTCTTGGAAGGAATCTCTAAAGTATGTCTCAGGCAAGGCGGGTTTCGATCTCTTTCCACATGAGGTGCAGGTTGGGCTTCTGTTCGGCGTAGGTACGGTACAGCTCTTCGTACTTATGCTCAAACACTGCTAGGTCAAAGGTTACCCAGTCTTCGTCTTCCCACTTGCGTGGGTCTGTCTCTTCTGGGAAGTCATCAGCCAGTTCATCAAGGCCTTTGTCAAGGTCTGCCTGAATCTGCAGGAAGACCTCTCCCACCTTGTGCTGGAAGTTGTTGAAGTCCACCTGCTGAGTCTCGGTGAGTTCCGCAATGGCTTTGCCTACTGCTGACAGCTCAGCCTTGGTGGACTTGGGGTCATACAAGGTCTTCAGCAGGAGAAGGTACTTCTGTTCAGTGGTGTTCACTCGTTTGCACCTTCTTCAAAGACTCGTAGCACCTTTGTGGCAAGAATGGAGTAGTTGAGAGTCTTACCGTTGTCACTCTCAAAAACAATGTGCGTCGGTGTGAACTCTATCGAGTCACAACGGCACTCTTCCAGCTCACCGTTGATAAGCGTAATGATGTAGGTTTTCACTTAGCGATTATCCCCACTACCCTGAAGCACACCGCGTGCCTTGCGGTCAGCGAGCTTGTTGAGGTTCTTAGCCATGACAGCCTCAGTGGTAGAACCGAACTGCTCAGTCAGGTTCTCGAGCTGGTGAGTGAACTGGAACAGTTCAGCCATCACCGCGTCAGTGTGCTTCGCTTCAAAGTAACCATCGTTGTCACGGATGGACTTCTTCAAGATACCGGCAATCTTGCTGGCATGTTTCTGCAGCGTGAGGATGGTCAGGCCACGGCTCCGGTAGTTCTCAGGGAGCAGGCCGCTGAATGTGCGGACCTCTTCAAACTGCTTGCCCAGCGCATCGGCAACGGCGGCTGCGTACCACCAGTTATCGCCAATCTCTGCAAGGATTTCGTTGGTGCCCTTGCGGGTAAAGCCCCATCCCATGAGCTTTTCACGCCCGTAGACTTCACCGATTTCACCAACCTCAGAGGACAAGCCCAGAATGGTGTATTCGAGTTCACGCTTCAGCGGGTAGATCGCGGTGGTAAGTGCGCCCTGCTGGTATTCATTCCAATTCAACTGAATTGTTCCTTTCATAAAACAACGAACTCCCCAAGTTTAGGGAGTTCGCTGCTCATTGTCAAACTGTTTTTCAGACCAAATCGGTAAAGGAAGATACCTTTTCCTTGAGCCCAAGCAGGGCTTCATCACGGACGGTGAACTTGGCAAGCTCACGAGACTCTTTGGTGGCTGGGTAGTGGTTGCTGTATTCCTTGTAGGCTTCCGTTTCGGTGACCTCGAGGATTTCAACTACGGCAACGTAACGCTTGGTTTCTTTAGGCACTGCTTCCCTTTCCTAGAAGTTTCCCGCGTCAGGACCGTTGACGTGGAATGTGGTGAGCCCCAGCTTGCGCCACATACGCAAGACACGCTGCCTGTCATCGTACACACCAAGGATTTTGTAGTTCTTACCCCTGATGTACTCGTTGAAGAGGTTGTACTTGATGATGCTGTCTTCGGTTTTCTTCCCGTCCTTACGGTTCTCCGTAGGACGCATGTGAAGGAAGTCCCACTTCACTTCGTTCTCATTGAGCCATGCGATTGTCTCAGAGCGGTATGCCTCATCACGTCCTGAAACGATGATGATTTCCCGTCCAAGCTTCCAATGTGCTTCGAGGGAAGCGTTCACGTCCACATTGAGACTGTCAAGGTGGTACTTGGTGGGATCGTAAGGTGAGCGGTCACCCAAGACAGCAAGAGTACCGTCAATGTCAAAGATGACAGCCTCATAACCTGTCTCAAAGTCAGGTTGTACGTAGGGCTCAATCTCCAGCTCAGCAGGAGGTGTGTACGTCACTTCCTTGTCAAGGTCACGGCCCTTGATGAAGCGGTTGTGCATGTCACGGATGACAGACTCAGGTACAACCTTCTGGTACTTATTGCGCTCCGCATTGTTCTTCAGCACCGTCTCAAGAGGTACGTTGCGGAACTCCTGTACCAGAACCTCAGAACCAAGCTCGAGGCCGATCTTCTGCCAGCGCTTCACAGAGCGGTCAGGAAGGTGAGTGTCACTGATGATGACGTTCACGCCCTGACCAATGTAGGCGCGAACCAAGGCTTCCTGAGTACGGGTCACCTGCTCTTCCTGCTCCGTGGACAGCTTGCCGTACTGCTTGAAGTGGAGCTGGCGCATTTCGTCACGCTCCACCTTGACGGTGTTCCGCAGAATGGAAATGGTGTTGTCAGCCCATGTGCTCTTACCGCTACCCGGCAACCCTCTAGTCAAAATGATAAATGGAGTCGTCACTTCTGTTTCCTTTGCATGTGTGTCAGTGCTCTGCAAGCCCTGCAATGTCTTCGGTTGTTGTGGACGTACACGTTATCTCCTGTGTAACTGTGTCCCCGCTTGCAGTGTAACTTGTTTTTGTTGTAATCACCATTCCCACGTCGCACGTTCTCAACGTTGGTGACAGGTTCAACATGGTCAGGATTCACACAGTGCCTAATGCGGCAAAGGTGATCCAATACCAAACCGTCTGGTATTGGACCTACCAAGTGCTCGTAAATCCAACGATGTGCTTGTGCCTTATTCTGCTGTGGATCAAACTTGAACATTGCATAACCCTTGCGGGTTAGTGCACGATTCCAGAGCCAGCAGAATCCAGTTATGTCTACCTGAGCAAAGAAGCGTGTCTCAGGATCAGCTCTAGCCCTTGTACGCACGTGTGACCATAATCAACTGACTCAAACTGATGCACTCTCCAATGCGTTGCTTGCGGAAAACGGTACGTGTCCCGGCTTGATCTTCTTCCAGACCCACTCTTCCATACGGTCTACCTTACCGTCAAGCAGGTTGAAGACAGGAGACATAATTTCAGGGTGGTGTGCCTTGAGGTATTCAGCCTGCCCCCTACGGTGCTCGAAAGTCACCACGCTCGAGTAGACATAGTTGATTTTGTAGTAGTACCCCTCAAAGGCATCACTGAGACTGTCAGCGACTTCATGAGCCCACGGCTGTACCTCATCCGGCAGGGCAGCAATGAAGTCAAAGTGTGTGCCTTCTACCATCTGCTCCCAGATAGCCTTCTCAGACAGACCAAAGATTGCTGCGTGAAGCTCTTTGTACCGTTCACCCTTGAGCTTCAGGTGGTCAACCACTACACCTTGTGTGTTGAGGATATCGAGCACATAGCCCTCTTCGTTGTCTGGAATCTTCAACGCGAGCGCTTCGCCCAAGGTGATAGCTCCCAGTACGTCAGAGTGCGCAACCTTACGGGGCCTCCACTGGATAAGCCCTGTGTAATGGTTCACAGTACCAAGAGGGATAAGCTCATCCCGTCCGCCGTAGTCCAACACAATACGGTTTTCAGGGTAGACAATCTCCCAGATACGGGTGTGGAAGTCTGTACCCCAATCAATGGAACCTTTATCGTCATCCGTCAGAAGCTCAGTAGCGTGTAGTGCCTGCTCTGACGTGAAGCTACCGCGTGTGGCTACCCCGTAATGCCACTGTGCACCGTCAAAGAACCGCCAACCAATTCCCAGCGAGCCGTCTTCCTTGGTACTGAGTTCTACCATCTGAGATAGCGGCCATGTTGCTGCTGATGGCTCACCGTAGTTGAAGAACTTGCGAGGTCCGCGAGCAATGACCTCGTGCGTCACGTTGTTGACAATGAGCCCCCGGCAATGCGTTGTCACATCATTCCAGAGCTGCTCATAGGTGCACTTGTCGGTGTAGTTCAGAATGGTGAGGGGAAGCGTAGGATGCTTCGTTTCCTTCACGTAGCCGTCCTGTAGCTCAAGCTCGAGCTGTCCCAGCGTGAAGAGTTCAGTCAGCTTCAATGGTTTCCTCTTTCAGATTGATCTTGCCAGTCATGAAGTCTTGCGCGGTTTTGTTGCAACTAGGGCACAACAGGAATTCCATACCGTAGTAGGTACGAGTGTCCCGATTGGTCTTCACTGTGGTGAAGCGCATCTTGTGTTGGATAGCGTAGTCAGCGTTGTACCTACCGTCAGTCTCTTCCTCATGCTCGTGTGTCTCTCCACACGCTGTGCACTTGGCCTTGAGCTTGATGATGAGCGTTGCGGTAGCTGTCACACCCTTGGGCAGCTCTCCGGTGATTTCGTTGGCTGCGTACTTGTTGAGCTTCAAGTTAGTCCTTTTCTACTTTTACAACTTCATCGGGATAGAGGAACCAAGCGTCTCCCTCTGTAAACTCAACTACCATTCTGCCGGTGTCGGTTGGAGGCATGACTATCGTGCCTACATGGTTGTGCATCCGTTGTCCCGGCAGGACAACTCTTACCTTGTCACCGCTTTTCAGTTCCATTGTCTTCCTTCAAGATGAGTCGTTGTCCTAGCCCTGTACCAAGGCCGGAGCCGTATGTGCTGAAGTGCACTGAGCACATGTTGGCCCACGGTCCAAAGACCGTCTTGCCATCGTAGTGTGCCTCTGCGTCAAGCCCTGCTCGTGAGCAGAAATCGCACTTCGGGAGTTCTGGAACGCTAACGGTGGTTCCCATGATCTTTCCTTTCGTTATCCACAGCATAGTACATTCGAGGGGAAAAAGGAAACCCCTCACATTCCCAGATGATGTGAGGGGTTCCCAGTCTGTTAGGACTCTGCCGGTACTCCCGGCTGAGTGTCCGTGTACACCAGTGAATATAGCATGTCGTACAACTGGCGCTGTCCACCGAATCCGGCTGAAGTACTCATCCACGGATTGTTTTTCCGCTTCTCCCAGTCGATAGCTCCAAGCTTGCTGACGTACTCGGAAACAATGTCCCAGAAATCTTCATCCTTGGTGCTCTTGTCCAGCGCTGTCAGGAGGATATCGGCTCCCAGCAGCGAGACGGCGGCGACACCAACCACGTCCTTCAGCCGGTACTTGACAGGCTCTTCCACCTGCTCCCGGTTTTCATTCTCTACCCACCGGGGCTGGTCTGTCCACGCTGGAGCACATGCCTTGGCTACCATGCCCCAGAAGCGCTTGGCGACGTTGCTGGGAATGTAGCCGCGATCCTCGAGCCTGCCAATGACCTTGGCGGGAAGCAGGTCACCGACTGACCGGCGCAGGCCTTCAAAGCTGACAGGTTCAGCAGCTCGAGGCTTGCCGGTCATGTTGACCTTGCCGTTCCAGACCGAATCACCGTCTTCTGCCAGCTCGAACGTCACCGCTCGAATGGTTTGGGCGTGGGAAGCGTTGTCAGCTTCCGTGTGCACCTTCGTGGCCTCAATGAGAGCCTTCGGGAGCTTGCGCTGCGTGGTGTTCATGTCATCGAACAGTTGTGCCTCTTCCCGGTACGTCAGGCCGTAGTTCAGCATCATGGGAACGTAGGCGTTGAAGTCTTCGATGCTCTTCCAAGCCCAGAATAGGCCACCGGAGCGGTGCTGTCCATCCACGATGGAGAAGACGGAACGCCCGAACTCCTGATGAATCTTGCTGATGTTCCCCTGATTGAACAGGGTGTTGAAGCGAGCCCTGCCCTTTGCGTCGTAGACCCTGACGCTGATAGTCAGCGTGGGGATACGGAAGCGGTTGTCACCGCGAGCGTAGTAGCGACCGATACCGGGGAAGCGCTCTTCCATCGGCTCCCTCTGGTAACCGTGTCCGCGAGGGCTGGTGGACTGCTCATCCGTGGAGCTGTATGTGCTGATGAATGCCAGAGCTTTGAGCCGGTCTGGAGTCATCACCGCGAAAGCAACCTTGCCCGGAACTACGGTGCTTTCAATCTCCATCTTGGACTCTTTGACTTCGGGGTTCTGCGGTGCCGGTGCTGGCTTCACAGCGGCCACGTGAGCCGGTGTCTGTCCGCTGAGCTTGGTGGATGGAGTAGTCTTGCCAGCGGTCTTACCAGCGGTGGTGGATGCCTTGCGGGTGGTGGTTGCAGTTGCCATTTTGTTTACCTCTTCCTAGTGGTTGGTAGCTCTCTTTGCTACTGAGATAAATCTATGTCCTGCTTCTATACATGGTCAACACTCGTCTTTTCAAACCGGCACTACTTGGTTACGGGTACCTGTGTACTCTAAATCACTTTTGGGGACTACTCGGCGTGTCGCGCCGTGTCGGTTTGCTTGACATGGTTTGTCACTCGTATGGTTTTTCCATGCACGTTGCGGTTTATAGAGTTGAGAATTGGAAAGGTGCTGGGCCTTACGATTCCAACCACCGTGGACTACATGCAATGCATGAAGCACATGGGGGGAATCGTCCTCATCCAAAGGACGATGGAATAGCACAGCCATTGAAGATGGAGCATTGCGGCTTCGGGGCAAGAGAGGATTTGGACTGGTGGTTTCAGGGTTACAAGCGTGTGCTTTACCAATATCGTTTCAATATCGCGGTCTACATGATCGCAACCAGTCTGGTTAGGTATGGCGGCCACCAGCTAATGTTTGAGCGAGGCGACTCACTCCCGGTAGAACGTCATCCCATAATCCGCAATGGTAAGGTATTGCGCTAGGACACAGAAGAGCCCCCATCCGAAAGGATAGGGGCTCTACTTGTTTTATAAGGATCACCTAAAGTGACCTAAAGCTTATAAGCTTGCCGGGTAGAACTGAGAACCACGTTGCTGCCGTCCAGAGTGATGTGCTTCCCACCCTTGGAGAGGGTGCCTAGCTGCCCTTGGAATGGCCGTGTGGCGATCCTCACACGTGGCCTCACTCTGCCACCTTCAGGCCAAGCTTGAACGGTACTTCGTAGCTGACCATTGCAGCTTCGAGCTGCTTAGGTGTCATGTTCTGCTTCAGAAGCTTCGGATCAACCACCGTCACCTTGCACTCTTCCACCACCTCTTCAGGGACCAGCGTGAGCGCCGCATCGAGGTCAAAGTACCTGTTGGGGCTGATGGTGGTGCGAACCGGACCAACGGCCTTGGTGTCAGGGTTGAACATGTCTTCCGCAATGAGCTGCTGTAGGAACGCGAGCTTGGCGGCTTCGGCAATCTCCACTGCCTGATCTGCCTTCTGCTTGGTCTGCAGGGCGATAGTGGCGAGCTTTTCCAGCTTTGCTGAGGGCTTAGTCATTTTCTTTTCTCTCCAGTCATTAGTAAGGCCTTGCGCCTAAGAAAATAATAGGTGCAAGGCCTTACGTGTGTCAACTACTTCTTTGGTCTTCCGTCCACGCGCTCACAGGTGCAGGTGAAGTTGTTATCGACGGGAGACTTTGCCCCTCGAGGGCAATGGGATTTATGTTCGTTCATCCCTACAGTTTAGCTCACTCGCAATAGTCGCGTTCGTTGAACCAGCCAACGGAATCGTTCTCTACCTCATCGTCAGTGTCAGTGAACCAGCTCACTCGAATCCTTCCATTCCTGCTACCCATTGCTCTTCAAACTGACTCAGAGTCCGCCGTGGGTTCTTCTCCCAGAACTCCAGCAGCTCTTCAGAAGCATACTTCTGTGCCCTGCTCAGCGGTCCCGAGAAGAGCGTGTAACCGTCAATGTGCTTAGCCCTACCGTCTTTGTTCACAAGCACACCAGCGGTGGCTTCAACGGCTGCTAGATACTGGCAGTCCACAAAGCTGATGTAGTCCTGCTTCATGTCCTGCCAGTAGCTAGCAGCCTTGGCGAAGATTGCGCTACGACTCAATTGCCGGTAAAACTCGATCAGAACACGTGGTGCAGAACTGCGGCATATCGTCACGCTGCAGTTCTTCCCGCGTGAAGGGGATACGCTCTCCATCCCGCAAGCGGAAGGTCAAGCTTGGGAAGCGCTGAGCATCCCTACCTTGAATCTTCCTGCAGATGACACCCTTCTTACTCCAGCGCGGTTGGTTGCTGGCTGTGTGGTAAGCCTCCGAATCTGCAGGTACCGCGTGAATCAGGTAACCATTGTCAGGCCGAACCTGTACGAACTCTTTTGTCACAGGCCATTCACCTCTACGGCTTCCTGCTCTTCCCTCAACCGTGTCCTGAGTTCCATCTTCAGGCGGTTCACAGTTTCGCGGTTCCGCTTGATGATATCCGTGTAGCTCTCAACAGAACGTAGAGCTGCCACCAATGAGCGCTCCCACTCATCAAGACGTGCCTGCTCATTGGTGAGCATCAGCCGAATGTTCTCTGTGGGCTGTCCGTCTGGAGCCCTAGCGTCAAGCAGTTCGCTCACAGTACCTTCACGCTCCTAAGAATGACTCCACGGTTGCCGTCACTCTTTGCCTCGAGGGTGTACGTCTCACCGATGTGCTCCATATCCTCTGCTCGGATACGCAACTGCTTGCGCTCGAGCTTGGACAGGGCGTAGGCGAACGCTGGCTTGAGGATAGCCAGTTCCTTCTTGGCTGCTTCACCCTCGTGCAGACCTCGCACAATGTCTTCCACACCGAAGGCTTCTACAGGCTTTTCATCTTCAAAACTGGTATTCAACTAGACTGTTTCCTTATCTCTGTAACCGATACTCAAAAGCTCTTGGTCTGACCTTAGCTTCTCACGTTGGCGAGTCTCCACCGTGTCACGTGCTTGGATGATAAACCGCTGTACCGTCTTGGTTTGTCCCTGCCGTGACAGCCTACCAAATCCCTGCTCATTTTCAATACCATTCCAACCAAAGTTCATCCACACTTCTGTATTGCATACGTCCTGCAATCCATCAGTGCCGGTACCGATGGCTGAAATAACAGCAACTAGCACATCGTACTCTTTACCAAAGTTGTCCAGCTTCCAGAATCGTTCTGCGTCCGACATACCACCGATGAACTGGCGAGCGCGGTAACCCTTGGCCTGCAAACGTTTGGTAGTGATGGTTGCGAACTTGCGAGAGTCTGTGAACACGAGAACAGGGACAGGCTTCTCAACGTACAGGTCACCAAGGATTTCAAGCAGGGCGTCGATCTTGGTTGACTTGGCATCTTCGTCAAACCAAACAACGTCGCCCCAAACGTCTTCCCATAGTCCCGTTTCCTTGTCCTTACGCTTGATCCAGTCCTGCTTGACTGAGGGTACAGCTAAGCACACTTGCCTAAGTCGTGTGTGAAGGACGGCGGGTACGTCAATCGCCAGCGGGTGCCCCTTGAGCCACGTCAAGGCTTCCTCTTCCAGCTCGCGGTAATGCTTCCGCTGGACAGGTGATATATCAACTTCAATCTCGTGGATGACCGGTTCTGCTGTATAGACAGACTTCATCTTGTAGGCAGCAGGTAGCTCTGCCCACATCTTGCCGGGTTCTCGCTCTATCGTCACCTTGGGGTTGAAGTCAGAGTAAGGGTCAGGCTCAGTCATGAAGTACTGGGTAATCCACGACCAGTAGCTTCTGAGAGTCTTGGTAGGCCACAGCCATGTACTGACTGACCACATGCCTGAGAGGTGGTTACCTGCCGGTGTGGCAGACAGCCCCAGCTTGTACGTAGCCTTGGCAGTCTTGGTGATCTTGAAGGACTTGGACTTGCGGTTGGAGATTCCGTGAATCTCATCCCAGATAACCATGTCCAGCGTGACCTTGCGCCACGAGTAGTTGCGGAACAGCTCACGTCCGATAAAGTACCAGCCGGGTACTCCTGTCATGAGGTCCTGTAAGGCTTCCTGCCCTGCCTTGCGTGAGTTGATCCAGCGAAGCTCTCGTGCACCCTCTGACTGCCTCTCCGTGGTGGTTCTCCATCCCTTCCACGTATTGAGGGGTCCGATCACCAGCAAGGTTTCCACACCGGCTTCCAGAGCTGCTTGTACCCCTACCAACGTCTTACCTGAGCCCACACCACCTTTGATAAGGACGGCCTTGTGCTTGAGGATGAAGTCAATTGCAGTTCTCTGGTCTGTGTGAGGTGTATACGGCTGCTCCAACTACACTCCTGCAATGTCGTTGATGAGGGCGAAAATCATGTCATTCATGTGCTGCTTCCAGTAGTACCGGCGCGGTGCGGTGTCTGCCCAGCCGTGCTCATTGAGCCAACCAGCCGGATCGCGGTCAAAGGTTTGGTAGTCAAGCATGAACTCAATGAGGTTGTTGAAGAGCTCAGATGAGATAGCTTTGTTGGTGCGCCATGCCAGCTCTCGGTGAGCATCCTCCAAGCGCTGCTCAATCTCGAGCCCATTCATTTCAGCAGGCCACTCTTCCACCAGCTTCGTTGCGTAGTAGTCAATTACCATCCGGCGCTGTTCTACGGTGAGCTTTTCCAAGGTTTTTCCTTCTCTCGTTGGTGTTAGTAAGAGTCTAGGGCATATCTGAAAGAAATGCAAAAGAGCCCTGCAGGGTTGTAATACACCTGCAGGGCTCTTGGCTTTTGCTACTGCTGACCAGCCTCAACTTGGAAACCGGGAATGAGGGCTTCCGGCCTGATCTTGATTGTGGTGTGGTACCGGCTCACGTCAATGGGGTCCAACTGCTCTGCCACGTAGAGCGTGTTGTCACTCAGACCGATCATGTGCTTACGGTATTCATCAGGACCATGCCTGCAGATGACCTCAAGCTGGTGCCCTTGATCTGCAATGGAGCACTTGCCCTCTACCTCAAAGGCAATGGTGTTGGTGATGCCGTTGATACCGACAATCTTGCGTTGCACCTTGAACTCATCTGCCTCTTTCGAGACGTTCTCACCAACAGTCTTGGCGCTGGAACCGCAAGCGGTCAAACAAAGTACGAGTGCTCCTGCTGCAACAATGGCTGCAAACTTCTTATTCACTAAAACGTCTCCACTTCTTCCCAGTAGGGATTTTCCTTTTCCTTTATCTTGCCATCATACGTGCCATCAAGCACCGATGCAAGCGTGTCCGCGCGCTTGCGTCGATTGCTTGCGGTGTCGCTCTCGAATACTGCCTTGTCACCGGACACGTAGTCACCAGTGTTGAAGTCCCAGACTGCTTCCTTACCTTCCAGCTCAGAGTCAACCACGCCCTTCATCAGCACATAATCCCATTCACCGTGGGAGACACTGGCTAGTCCGTACCGCTGTGTGCCTGTGAAGCGGGACCACTGCCAATCAAGGTTGCTGATTTCCTTGGCCTGTTCGCCACGGTACACGTCACTCTTGTGCTTCACATCGTAGAAGAGGTTGATGTTCTTCGTACCAAGATGCTGTGCGAGCTGGTAGCCAGTCTTGCCATGCTGGTTGATCTGTTCGCTGATAGCCTCTTCCAGTTCTTCCTTGCGTTTGGCCTTCTCTACCTGCCACAGAGCCTCAAACGCGCCCTTGACGTAGGAAACCTTCTCCATCCCAATTTCGGCCTGCAGAGAGGCAATCTTGGCCCTGATCTGAGCCAGCTCCACCTTCAAGTCAGCAAGCCGACGCTTCTTCTCGAGGTCTACCTTGCCCATTGCCTGCCCACGTGCTTCCTCGCGGTCAGTGATGAAGCTCTGCCAAGATGCCCATGCATTTTCAAGACGTTCCAACTGTTTCTCTCCTAAATAAAAAAGTGGGATGCACTAGGTTTTACCCTAGCACATCCCACTCAGTGCTTCAATTCAGCTTGTTACTCGATTACAGCCCATGCAACGTTCTTAGCCAGAACCTTCGTGGCTTTGTTATTCCTCTTAGCGGCGGTGTAGACAACACCTCTCACGTCCTGATAGAGGTGCAGCCACTCATCCTCAGCAGTCTTGAGGATGACGCGGTTTACGTCTCCATTGTCCCCGTAGGTAACCTGAGCAACAGTGCCTACAGGCTTGCTCTCAGTCCAGTGCGGCTCAGCAGGCTTCTGAGCACCAATCAACTTGCGCTCCGTGAAGCGTCCCTCATGATCCTTCTTGAGTCCTCCTGAAGGTGCTGTCAGAGCAATCGTGTAGAACTCACGAACCGTCTGGGGAACCGCAACTACAATGCTGGTCACATCGTCCCACGTGTGGCCCCAACCACTGGTGCGAACGTAGTCGCCAACCTTGAACTTGGGAGCCCACGGCTTGGGCTTGTCAGTGAGCTTCAGACGGCAGGCAAAGACACCGTTGATCGTGTCCCCGTTGTCCATCGTAAGGTACACCAACTTGCCTACAGTCTGGTTGTTGTAGCTGTTGGACAGTGAGGTGACGGTACCCGCGTCACCGATTGAGCGTGTGCCATTGTAGTCATCAATGAACTCCACACGGTCACCCACGTTGAAGGTGGGGACAGGCTTCTTAGCCTGCTCAAGGATGGAAGTAGCGAAGTAGCCGGTCCAGTCGGCCATGCGGCCTGCAGGATCAATCAGGTGCAGCTCCACGTTGCCATTCTTGGACTCAGCTTCACCGGCCTTGACCTCGAATACCTTGCCGCTGTAGTTGCCGTAGCCAGCGCCAACCTTGGCCCAGTCACCGGCCTTGAACTTAGGCGGCTTCACCGGCTCTTCAGCCGGTACGAGGCTGGCAACAGGGAAGGTCAGACCGAACTCATTGTGCTCTTCATTCTTGATGAGAACACTCTTACCGTAGCTCTCCACCACTTTGCCAACGGTACCGTCCCAAGTAGGGGCAGCGTAGCCTTCAACCTTCACCCAGTCACCAATCTTGAACTTGGGTTCCGGGGCAGGAGTGAACTTCTCCAGCTTGGAAGCGCCGATCTGAGCAGTTGCGCCTACGTTGTACCAGCTCTCCATGAACGCGGTGCCAGAAGTCTTGGTGACCTTGACGCGGACAAGTGAGTAGCTACTACCCGTGTCTTCAACGTCTTCAAGGACGGTGAACTCTGCACCAGTCCAGTCTTCGTTGTGACCAGCGAGGAATCGAACGTGGTCACCTTCACGGAACAGGTATTCCTTCTCCGGCTCAGGAGCGGGTGTGGTACCTACAGGTTCAATCTCATTTGAGAGGTAGTAGAAGTGTGCATCACCCGTGTGGGGGAAGGTCAGGTCAACGTTACCCCGTCCGGTGCCGCGCACAACGGTACCCACCAAGCCGGTCTGATCGCCTAGTTCGCCTTTGTATGCGAGGTCAGACTTGATGACTCGTGCGTGCTCTCCAGCAGTGTAAATCTTGGTCACTATTTTTTGTCTCCCTTTCAAGGATTCTTTCAATGCCATGTGTAACTCTAACCACATCAGAATTGATTTGGCAAGTCGTTTTTTAGGACTTCATAAAATGTTTCGCTAGGGGGTGTGGTATCTCACACTTTAACAAGTTCACTTGCCTTGAGTGCGGCACCTTTTCCTTTGCTGTAATAGAGATGGCTGGGAATGGTGACGTATACCCAATCCCCTGTAGACAACTCTCGAACATAGCCAGTCTGACCAATGATTCGGTAGTGAGCCTCTGTAGTCTCATCCTCCGTTAGTCCTGCAATGTTGGTGATGGTTACCTGATCGCCTTTGTTATATCCAGTCATGTGCTTGAGCCTAACCCATCTTCATAAGAATGTCCACCGGAAACTGTTGAACAGTACAAGTTGGAGTACACCCTCGTCCAGTCTTGCCGTGGTTTGTCCAACATTTGTACCTGTCAGCACACCCGTTGCAGCGATGAGATAGCTTGCCGTCCTTTCTAGCCTTGGTTGTGATGCCCACTTCTTGAGTATCGTGACCGTGTTTGCAGAATCTACGTTCCTGTAGAGATGGAAATGGATTTTTTCTCTCCCGCCACCCTCCTACACCAAAGCCCCTTCTGCTGTTTTCTGTCTTGGTAACAGGCTCCAGATGGTCAGGATTCACACAGTTCCTTATCCTACACAGGTGGTCCAGCACCAAACCTTCCGGTATTGGTCCCATCAATACGGTATAGAAGAGTCTGTGAAGTTGCCAAGCCTTGCTTTTGTGTCCTCCACGACCATAACCGTTCTTAGATATGTAACCTGTCCACAGCCAACAGAATCCTGTGACCTCAACCCTCGAAAAGAGATGATCTAGCTCTTCAAACTCGTACATACTTGCAAACTACCAAAATCCCCACACATTTCAAAAAAGGCCCCCAGATTTTTTGTGAAAAGACCCTTCTTTAACATAAAAAAGAAGAATTGTCAAGAGGCTCGCCGTCATGACCATTTTCGTCAGGACTC